CCTGGTTGGTCTCCTGGTTGGTCTCCTGGTTGGTCTCCTGGTTGGTCTCCTGGTTGGTCTCCTGGTTGGTCTCCTGGTTGGTCTCCTGGTTGATCTCCTGGTTGGTCTCCTGGTTGGTCTCCTGGTTGGTCTCCTGGATCTCCTTCTTCTCCTGGATCTCCTTCTTCTCCTGGATCTCCTTCTTCTCCTGGATCTCCTTCTTCTCCTGGATCTCCTTCTTCTCCCGGATCTCCTTCTTCTCCTGGATCTCCCTCTTCTCCTGGATCTCCCTCTTCTCCTGGATCTCCTGGGTCATCTCCTTTTTGTATCACCATTTCTTGGTCCGGATCTGCTAATTCTTTATCCTCATCTTCAACCTTACCTGTAGTCTCTACAGTCTTTTGTACTTTAGGATTATTAATAAGCCTTTGTAGTTCTCCAGATTCTTCGAGCGCATCATATATGTCTTCTGCTCTCATTCCTTCAAATCTTGGATCATATAGACCTTCTCTGTTACCCATTTCATCTACAGGGAATTCAAATCCAGCTTCATCTTTAAGTAATGGATTTATTGCATAGTCGCATGCTATGTTCCATCCCATAGGATCTCTGCTTCCTCTCCTATCCATATGATCACCGATGCAATGTAATATCTCGTGACACAAAACTAATCTTAGAGCTGCCTCAGATTGTCTCATAACAAATTCAGGATGGAATATTATATCCCTCCCATTTGTACACATTGTTTTAGGATCAAGGTCACTAGATCCAAATATATTAACGTGGCTAAGAAGCTCAGCATAAAATCCCTGGTTTATATTTAACCAAAGTATAACTCTTCTGATTTTTTTATTAACCTCATCTGGATCATATGAGGTAGATTCATTTATAAATCTAACGTAATTAGAGAAAGATGTTATTACTTTTCCCGTTTTATATTTGTTCTCGTTTAACTTTCTCATCCCTGTAGTCCTTTATCTTTAGCTCCCTTAGTGATAAGTAAAGCAGCTTTATGTTTTATCTCATCCTCTGGAGTGGATGAAGACCCTCCGAACTTGAACTGTGGATATTTTGATAGTATGTCTTTGTATAGCCAGCTTAGAGGTTCTAATTCGCTATATCTATTGAAATATTCCATCACGTTATAAAGCTTCTGTGTGTCGTATGTTCTGACTCTTTTCATTACCATTTCGATAAGTCCATAAAGTACGCTCTTTGTTGATTGTGCTTCTGATACAATAGGAGCTGACATTGGGTTATTAATCATACTCTCCATATCTGCATCCGTAACCTTTCTTAGAATCTCTAAGTAAGCAACAAATTTACCTGCTGCTTCTGGACCAACTTGATCATAGAAAATATCCATTATGTCCTGTCTAGAAATATCCCTCCATGAATCTACGCCTTTGTAGTTAATCTCATCATTAAGTATTAATGCCCCATCTGTCCAAGATCTAGGGGTAGGATAGTTAAGAGATTTTTTATCTGCATCCAGATTGTGGAAATAATCAGGGTTGAATGTTAGGAAAGTAACTAACTCAGGAAGTATCTTCTCATTTTTATCTGCCCAAGAAGCATATCCCTCTATAGTAGGTACGTAATTTTTAATGGTGAATCGGTCAGCTAATGCAAAATCGAAATCTGCAACACCTTCTGCTTCTTCCGGTCTGTTACCAGCTGCTACGATTACCCATCTATCCGGTAATTTATAAGGACCTATTTCTCCTTTCTGTACGAATTGCATGATGGAGTTAAGAACTGCTTTATTAGCTCTGTTCATTTCGTCCATAAATATTATACCTCCTCTTTCATCTTTACCATTATCAGTAGGAAGTAGTATAGGTGGATTAGATCTAGTGAATCCTTTACCTGCACTGATTAATTTTCCACCTTCAACCTGAACAGGCTCTACGTCATGTCTACTAGGAATACCCAAGAAATCCTCGGGGTTCATGAATTGAAGGTCTAATTTCATTACAGGAACACCCAACTCATCTGCTGCTTGTCCTACTATTTCAGTTTTACCAATACCAGGAGCTCCGTAAATAAATATAGGTTTAGCTCTACCACCTCTTTCTTTACTCCTATACAATCTTATTACGTCTTGCTTTAATTGATCCGCAGAGATGTTTCTTACACTCTGATCCTCCCCAGTATATTCCAAAGGGATCCTTGCTTCTTTGAGAGGATTTACCCCCATTTCAAATTCTTGCATCTGTTTAAAGATAGATCCATTCTCAGGTAAGAATAGCATAACAGTAGGAAGGCCTTTCTTAGGTCCATAAGGAATAGGAGCTACTAATCCATCTACTATGCTCTTTAAAAATTTACCGGTCCATCCGAAAAATCTTCTAGCATAATCTTTAATAGTTGAAAGGAATCCTTCATTTATTCCTGTTGGGTTGTATGATTCATTAACGAAATCATTAAAGTTCTTTATTCTCTTAGACATCTTCATTTTTTAGATATGTTATATATCCAATATAGAATAAAAAGAAATGTATTAAAAGAGTGCTCTTACTAAAAGAAGGTTTGGAGAAAGGGGGGTATATCCCATAGCTTCAATGAATCTATTTATAGGATCAAGAATAACTCTATTAAATTGCTCATCAAAATCTACAGGTGGAGCAAACTCATAAGGATAAGATCCATTAAGATATCCAAATACGTTGTTCTCCCTCTCGTTGTTAACTTTAACGTAATAGTACTTTATCTTCTCTGATGATCTTATTAAGCTATACTTTGCTTTATGTTTTGAATTATTTAAGATGTAGTTATGGTATCCAGCAGCTCTAACGTGCATTGGACATCCCTTAGCAACCTCAAACTTACTTGTATCATTTACTATGAACTTCTCGATGTTGTTAACAGAAGTACCGATTGATATCTGGTCAGGGCTCTGTACCTTAAATTCATTTTTAATATCTTTTAGGATCTTTACGAATTCCCTTATATCAAAACTCTTACCTTTCTCAAAGATATGTCTGAGAAGAAAAGTGAGTTTTTCCCTAGCGAATGGAGCAGTTCCCCCTTGTGCTAGTTCGATACCTGTTGATTTAATCTTAGAAAGCTTAGGAAATAAATCCTTATTTGGATCTTGCCAAGCTATGTGAAGTACATATTTCTTTTTACCTAAGAATATACCTGCATAAGATAGACTTTCTAGCTCAAAATCTTGATAGTTATCGGTGTTCCATTTCTGAGCATAGATGTCATAACACTTTCTGATGTATTCTTTTAATCTATGCTCATTTAGTCTTTTTACAAACTCGAATGGCTCATAATCAAATTCACACGAATCCATCACTGCACCAAGATTTATATAATTAGAATCTGTATCTCCATATAAGATAAAATCCAGAGTTATCTTTCTGACATTACGAACTTCCATCTTTTCGTGTAACTCCGTATCTAGGTGCCACATGTCATTGAAATACCTGTTAACTATCTTTTCGGCAAATTTCCATATATCCTGCCCTTGTAATGTTACACTCTCTGCTACATCTGGATTGAATAAAGCAAAGTATTGGTTTCCTGTCGCTCCGTATATACTGTTAAGAGTTAACTTAATACCTTGTTCAGTGTTATAAAAGTCCGAAGATTTTTTTTGAAACTCCTGGAGTTTCTGATTGAGCTCTTCTAAGCTCATTGACATGTAATCTATCTCTTCCATATTATACCTCTACTAAACCTATTGCTATTATAGAATCCGATTCAGTTGACTTAACCAAGATTCTGTTATCGTGGAAATGTATCTCTGAATTTTCTTGATCTATATAAGAAAATTGGTTTTTGTAGATAGTATAAACACTAGGATTTGAAAATCCGTTAGGCTTTTTGCCTTTTATTAAATTATATTGAAAGGAATTTCCTCGGATAGTCACTCCGTTTTCTTCGATGTCGAAATTTAAAAGTTCTTCAGAATTAGATTCTATTCCAGTCAATGAAGAAACCTTTTGGAAGTTTTCTTTTGAGATCTCAAAGTTAACCTCCGACCCTTCTGTTGAATGTATTTGTCTCTGTATATTATCATCTATGTAAGCAAGTAAGCTTATGTCTGCACATTTAACGAATATATTTAATGAAGATGATGAGAACTTTAATCCAGTTGCTATTAGATCTGAATCATAAGGCTGAGAGTCGACAGTCAAGTTAAGCTCTTCCTCTGGTCCAAAGTATTTAAATACATCAATCAATTTACCTATCTCTAGAATACCAATTTTTAATCTATTAGGAGGAAAATCTCCTTCTAGTATATCACTGATATCTACACTAACATATTTAATAACTGATTTGTCCGGTGTTCTCACCTTAGCAAATAAATTTCCTCCTTCTATTTCTAAAGGAACGCTTTTGTCTACCAACTTTAATTTTTTAAGGAAAGACATAAAATTGGCAGGATTAGTAATCCTAAAATTCCAAGTTGCTTGTTTCTTACTCATTTTCTATATTTAATTCATTTTCTTGTTCTACTTCTTCAATTATTTCTTCTTCTGGATCGAATATTCTTATACCATTGTGGAATTCCTCTTTAACCTCTCCTAAGAGAGAAGTAGTTCTAGAATTTGTTTTCTTTTTTAATAGAGAATTTTCCTTTTCCACAACTTTTACTCTTTCCTTTTGACTTTTTATTTCTTGATTCTTATTCTTTATAGCAGATTTTATCGAATTAATTTCCTCTTTAGTCTTAATTATTTCTTCTTTGGTTAGTTTTATTAAAGATATTGATTCCAATCTTCTTGATATTTCTCTCTTGTATTCACTAACAAAATTTAAAACCTCATCAACTCCCCTTTTCTTTTCCTGCATAAAAGTAAGAAATTTAACTTTAGCTTCTAAGAATTCTAATTCATCGCTAAGATATAATAGATCTCTCTCATATCTTTTTAATATCGTTCTTTCTCTATGTACAATAAAATCTTCTAAATAATCCTCTATACAATCATATTCTAACACGGATCCGTCTCTAACAAAAACAATATTTTCAGTAACTATCTGTTTAGTCTCTTTTGCTATTATTTCAGATATCTCCTTAAACTCCTGGTCTGTGCATCTAAACTTTATGTTTATCTTAACCTCATCAGTGGAGAAGTTGTCCATTTTATAATTGATAGCTTTTCTTTCTAGAATATTATTAAGTCTAATGAAGAATGATTCATATCTTTGCAATGGAGATATAGAATTAATTTTAAATGTTCTAGAAGTAACATCCATCTCTATATCGCCCTCAATAAGCCATGCAGATTTAAGAGAATCCATTTTAGTTACCTTTCCTTTAAATCCTCTAAAGTATGGTTTTAATTTCTTAGATTTATTACCGCTTAAATATGTAACTATCTCCTCCGGCTTTCTTGGTAATATATTAGACTTATATCCAACAGCTATACCAACTACATGGGTGGATAGTCCTATAGGATAGTCTACGTGAATCCAATCAAATCCACCCTCTTCATTAGGAACATTAAGATCCTTGTATTTTTCTATTATCTCCTTGTATTTGTTAGATATCTTTACCTGTGTATATCTGGGAGCGGAAGGAACTGGATTAACTGGACTGCCAAAAAATCCATCCCCCAGTAGTATCTGTTCAGAACAGGAAAAGGGTCTGGCTAATTTAGATATTGCCTGAGCCATTGAACTGTCCCCATGGTGATAAAGTCCGGTACTGAAAACCTCACCAATCACACCGACAGTTTTCTTAAATATGCTTGGTGAATTCTGGAGAATTAATCTTTGAACCGGGGTTAGTGCATCGTAGAAATTTGGAATACCCCTACTCTGAATAACATATAATGCGTACTTACGGTAATCCTGGTTTATCTGGTCTGAAATTGTTATTCTTTTCTCCACTTAAAATATTTTCACTGATGAAAATTATACTAAGATACAGGATTAAAGTTTCTAATCCTCATTAAAACCGACGGTTCTTACGTCTTTCCCAGATCCTTTTACTTGGGCTCCTCCAGTAGCATTCTGGGCAACAACTTGCTGTTGAGGATTATAAGGCAAACCAATCAGAGCAGACTTTAATACTTCATCAGGTATGTCATCTAATTGGATTAATCCATAGATGAATTTTGAGGCATTCATTGATTCTTTTTCAGCTTTAGATATAAATTCTTGCCATTCGGTATAATCAGAAAATACTTGACATCCCGCTGACCAAGGTCCTATACAAACACCCTCTCCTTTAGTGGAAGATCTGTGTATTTGCATTCCGCAGCTTTCAGTATATGTTTCTGCTGGTTTATATGTTTCGTATTTAGTAACCCCGATAGGATATCTACCGACTTTAATTTTTTCGGCTTCAACCATCATCTTATATTTAGTTTTACCTCCTAATGTACTTTCCTGTAGCACATAAAGAGTATCTCCAGGCAGCTTAATGCCTAGACCTTTAGGATTCATAGGTTTTTTACCATAATAAGCTAAACTACCAACTGTTGTTATTTGGTATGGATCGATTTTATCTCCTAAATCCGATGGAGGAACTGGTCCAGTAGGTCCAGATTGCTGTTGTTGAGTAGTAGATGACTTAGTATTATCTTCGCTATCCATATCAACTTTTCTACCCTTAGGCTTATCATCAACTATTCCTAGTTTTTTTCCTACCCATTTAACTGCTTGTTTACCTTTCTCCCAAGCTCCTTTAAGTAATCCTCCGATCCCTAAGATATCCTCATAAAGAACTTCGAAATCATCCTCGCTAATTTGTCCAGACTCTAGAAGATCTCTACTTTCAACTAAAAATTCCCTCTCCTTATTCATCTGAGCAAAATCTTCAAACGTCCAAAGTCCAGATTCAGAAATTGTTTCTAATTCCATTATTCTTTCATCTATAAATTCATATACGGAAAGAGATTCATTTTTCTTCTGATTCATAAAATTAGAAGCCTCTCCAGTAGCTCCTGTAGCTCCCGTAGCACCAGAGCTCTCCGTTCCGTCTTTTGCGTTACCTGGTATGAAATACAGAGCATCGCAGAATCTATCTTGATTTGGAGTTTCTTTCTTAGTTGCAATTCTGTTTCTTATTCCTATTATTACCGCTCTCTTCTCGTTTAGTTCGTTTATAACCCTTGTGTAATCACCAGCTTTTTTCTCTTGCAAATAATTAAGAATTAATTTGATAGTCATTACTGAAAGAGGAGTCTTCTCTAATTTGTAGGGATCTGATATCCCACATCCTTTGTAGGGTAAAGACTCTTTTACTTCTTTAGTTTGCTCGATATAGCTATCAACCCCTCCAGATCCTCCGATGTCACCAAAAACCGATTGTACAATACCTTTTGCAATCCTTGATTTTGCTTCTCTTTCTGTTTCGGGTCTTCCTAGATTTCCAGAATCTGGAGATCCTGTGGCTCCAGTGGATCCAGTTTCTTCCTCATTTAAAAATTGGCTAAATGATAATACTTTTCTTTCCATAATGTATATATCAAAACTTAGCCTTTAGATTTATTTATAAGTATTGACATTAATACGGATATAAAAGATATAATACCTGATCCTATAAAAGATGCTATAATAAAATCAAGGCTAATTCTAAAATCTTTTATATAAAAGTATAGACCCCCGAAATCTAATTCATCGAAAGAAAAATATAGAATCATAGACGTCCAGAAAGAAGTGCATTGATAGCAGTTTAACATATCTCCAAAAAATGGAGAATTTATAAGAAGCCAATTTCTAAAGGGCTCCATTATTTTGGATGCTACCAATACATGTGTTAAACCCCAAACTGCAAGTACATAAAAAAAGAAAGTTTCCATCTTAAAATCTTTTATTTAAACATATCATATTCTTTTAACTCCTGCATAAATCTTATTTCTTCTTTGTTAAGATCTGAAGGAATTTTTATATTTATTTCAACTAGGAAATCCCCTCTGCCTCCATATCCCATATTTGGTATTCCCCTTTGCGAAAATTTAAGAACAGTACCCGGAATTGTACCCGGAGAAATAACAGCTTTTAGTTCCTCTCCGTCTGGCATTTCAACATCAATATTAGTTCCTAGAACTGCATCTATAAATGTTATTTGTTTTGCTGATATAAGATCTGTTCCTCTCCTTACAAAATTTTCATCCGGTATTTCGTTTATCTTTACATAAAGGTCTCCCGGTAAACCGTTCCCTTTTCCGTCGTTTCCTTTATTTGCCACGACAAATTGCATACCGTCAGAAGAACCAGCAGGAATATTTATATCAATTAGATCCTCCTCCGCTATCAATCCTTTTCCTAAGCAACTCATACAATATTCAAGTATGCTTTTTCCACTCCCCCTACAAGCACCACAAACGGTAACAGAATTAATCTGCACAAATCCATTAGTTTTGTTTATTGTGATTTGCCCTGTTCCGTTACACGCTCCACAGGTTTGAAAAGATCTACCTCCTTCTGACCCCGTTGCTTCACACGATTTACACTTTCGTTCTCTCTTTAATTTGATTTTCTTCTCCACTCCACTTAACACATCATTTAGAGTAACTTTTAGAGTTATGCTAATGTGTCCTCCCTTAGGATCTTGTGGGAATCCTGGATTATAGTGACTCGCAAAAGGGTCTTTTTGATTCCAGTTATTAAAATTTTCAAATCCTCCAAAGAAATGATCTTTAAAATTTCTTTTATTATCATATTCTCTTCTTTTAACGGGATCGCCTATATTTTCATAAGCTTCCGTGATTTTCTTGAATCTTTCCTCTGCCCCTTGTTCCTTGTTCCTGTCAGGGTGGAACTTCTTAGCCATTTGTCGGTAAGCTTTCTTTATAGACTCCTGGTCGGCATTTTCTTGAACGCCTAAAATTTCGTAATAGTCTGTCACTTCTTATTTTTTCTTTTAAATATATGACCTAATAGATTATTAATTTCTAGTAATATAATAGTACTGAACAGGGCAAATCCAATAATGAAAATACATATTAATATCGGAAATATCTTTAATAAATTATTAATCCTCTCCAGCATCAGTTTCGTATTTATTAGCCAATGAAGATGCAAAGATCTGGTACTTGGATTGGTCTAACAGGTCTTGCTCAGTCATTTTAGAATCATTTAGTTCTTTATCCAAATCTATAGTAGGATAATTGTCTAGCAATGATCCTTTTATTACACTTAAATAAATTTCTCTATCTAAGATAAATTTTACATTTGTTAAATCTATTTCTTCTGACATGATTAATTTCTTTATACTATTTTATAGCTCAATATATTTAAAAATTTCTCCGTCAATCAAGCATATTTTTATTGGCTTGATATTTTCAGAGATATACAATAGCTTTTTTAATTGATTGGGGTTCGATTTTTTATTCTTACTGTAACTAGACTTCCCCATTAAAACATCATAGGTAAAAGTAGATTTTACTTCAATATAAAAATTATTAAATTCAAAATCTGGAGTATATGCACCATATTTTGTTTTAATTGAAGAGGTAGGTTTTTTTGGAAGGTCTAAATTATTTTCGATTAGAATCTCTATATATTTTTTCTCTGCTGTCCCATAACATTTTAATCCACCAACTAAAAATTCTTTGCATCTTCCCGGTCCATTATGGTAAATGCCATTGTTTTTCTCTATCCTTGAATTAACCTGTTTTTGTTTAATCTCTTTTGCATCTTCCCTTTTTGACCAATTTTTCTCCGACAGTTTTTTTCTTAACCCCTCTTTAAATATTGGATCCTTCCATCTTTCCTTAGTTGTCTCGGAACATAATTTTTTCCATTCGTTTTTTTCATCTTCAGATTTTCTTTCATATATCTTCTTATTAGTATCTGATATTTTTTCGTTTATTATAATTTTTTCAGCATCAGATAATTCTGAAAGATATTTCTTCCTAGAATTTGAAGCTTTAAATCTAACTTCGTCTTTTTCCCAAACTTTTGATACAGCACATTTTTTACACAAGGATCCCTTTCTTTCAGCCCTTTTGAAAAAATACAAACCTGAATAAGTTATTTCGCTGTTACAAGATGGACAATTTCTGATTTTTTCCATATGATATATATCAGAGATTATCTTTCAATTTACCCTCAAATTCTATCGAATTCTTTTAGATATTTAATTAGAGCCAGATCCTTCATTTTTACCTCCAATTCAATTGATAATTCAAGTCCATATGTTTCTATTTTCTGATGTATCCAGTCAGAATGAGCAACCTCTTTAGAATTTGAATCCTCAAATAATTTTCTAGAATCTGAATAATGGACTAACGGGGTAAAACCTTTCCACGTAGAAGCACATATTAATAGCGAATCATATTCTGATAATTCAGGAGGAGGATTGCAAATATTATGTAAATAATCAAATGTGATTGGTATATCTATTTTTGAATGAACAAGATTCATAAGATCTACTGATGTAAATTGTGATTTTTTATCGTCAATTTCCACAACCAATCTGCTTTTTACGTTGTGTGGTAAATCTAGATATATTTTACAGAATCTTTCCGCTGATTCTTCTTTGGAAGGCTTAGTTGTATTGATATGGATGTTAATAGGATAATGGTAAGATTGATCAAGACCCATTAGATCCATTATTTCTGCATGCTGTCTAAGCTCCTTGATAGACTTTTCAACGACTGATGGATTTTCTGAAGCGATTACACAATAGGGCGATGGATGAAAACTTAATCTCTGATCCATAGCTCTAGCAATATCACCCGCTATCTTAAGATTAAGTTCTATAATTTCATAGTCCGGCAAATCTGATATTTCATATTCAGACATCCAGGGAAACATATCAGAACTCATCCGATACATTTTTATTCCTTTCTGGCCGTTGAAATTTATTATTCTTATTAGATCTTCTGTGTTCTTTACAGCAAGTTCAGATACGTAGGGTAGTCCTTTTTCGAGAAAGGTCTTTTTTATCATTCCTCGGTTTGTTGTTACCTTTTCTTTCTCTAATGAAAGACAAAGACAACAATAACCCATTCTATTGTCGTGTTTCATACCATAAAGGTAGATTAAAAATTCTTAAGAGACTGGATGATTTTAAATCTTTCCCTAGCATTTAGGTCGTCGATGTTTTCTTTTCCTGTTTCTCTTCTAAGAAGTTTCTTAAATTTAGTAGGATTTGAAGAAGCACCTGATTGATCTGCAAATTGTCTAACATCTCTTCTGGAAGGTATTAAATCAACCACCCATGCTTTTATAGGAATATTATATTGAAGTGCCAAGTTAGCAACTCTATTCCCAGAGAATAAATAATAGCTTGCTTCCTCGGATGTTCTAGTTTCACCAAAGTTTATGAATTTTATTACAACGGGAGCAGGTAAACTTATACTTCCGCTTTTCTTTAACTCCTCGGTTGTTTTTATAAGTACATCTCCATATGCTCTACCGTATGCTCCATTTACTATGTTATCATACTCATAGACCATGAAGTTCTGAATACTGTTAACATCAAAGCTTCCCTCAGAAACTATGGGAATATCCTCAAAATACCCCTTTCCGAAAGGTTCGGAAATATATTTATAAAACTTGGTAGCTCTTGGTGATGTTTTACCGATATCCTTGTTTCCTATGGTTATGTTGTGCTGATAAAACTCTAATTTTGCTTTATCATCATAATGCTCAATCTCCTTAGCTAAATCTGGTTTTGTCCAGTTTATTTTTAGGTTCTTTTTAGAACTAGTCGACGGAGAGCTTTGTGGTGATTCTGCTCCCACATTTTCTTGCTCATTAATAAAATCTTTTAACCTTAAAATCATCTTTGTATATATCCACTTATTGTTAGATAACTCTACTTAACATTTGAAAGCCATTTTTTTCTTAACTCTGAAGAATCACCAAACGCCATTTCTAATTTTTCCTTACTATCCCCGCTCTCTTCTATAGATATAAGTGTTTTATCACTCATTACCCATTCCCAATCTTCTAATGATAAAGATCCTAATCCTTTTAAGTATCTGATATTTCCGCTAGGCTTTGCTTTTTTAAATTCGTCCATATCCCAGTAGTACTTTCTTTTCTTAGAATCACCAACTGAAACCAGCGGGATTTTTAAAAAACTAAGTCTTTTTGACCTTATAATCATAGGAAACCATTTATAAAAAAGGTTTATAAGCAGGGATGTAATGTGTGATCCATCTGGGTCCGGATCAGTAGCGATAACAATTCTTTTATATCCTACAGTCTCGATGTTTCTGGCGGTTGGATCAAGACCTAGTATTTGCATTAATTCTAATATCTCCTTGTTGTCAGATAGATCTCCTATATTCTTACAATTCTTTATTTTACCTTTGAGAGCGTAAACTCCATCTTCTTTAGGATTTCTTTTTTGTAATATAGATCCCATTGCAGATAATCCTTCAACTATAAAAAGATTTTCAGCCAAAGATTTTTGGGCTGGGAAATACTTGTGAGAGTGTTTTAAATTAACTTTCCTTTTTTCTGCTCTTAATTTTTTTACATATCCCTCGTTTTTTCTCTCTTCGACTTTTTTCAATATTCTCTCGAAAATTTCGGTTTTAAAAAATCCCTGTAGTTTAGATCCAAATTTATTCATGAGAAGATTTTCTATTTCTTCTCTTGTTGTAACAAATCTAGTTTTATTTTGATCCCCGAATTTAACATACTTAGGAGGAAGATTTAAAACTATCATCGCATCATAAAAATGGTGTCCTAATGTGTCATCAAGCTTAGCATTTATAAAATCATTAACTATCTTCTGATGTATTCCAGTACACATGGCAGAATTAACAAAACTAATGGATCCGGATCCTTCGTATTTTTCCCAGATTGTTATCTGGCCTATATCAGTATTAATCTTAAAAGAATCATCTGGTATAAATCTTGTATTTAAATCTATAAGTTCTGAATCCCATAAAACCTTTATGCTCAAATTGCTGAGAACAGGATCTCTTTTTATAAGATCGTATTTAAGAATTAAAATAGAAGTGAGAACCTCTTTATCCCATTTATCCCCACCAAAAACTTCTGATAAGGGTTTAAAAGTTACTGTTGTTCCTGATTTAATCTTTATTGTGTTCTTAGTTATTTTAGGTTCGCTCCCCTCGTAATTTTTCCACTCTTGAAAATAATGGAATTTGTCATTTATTGTTTGTATAGAAAAATATTTAGACAGCACATTAACAAGGCTTACTCCCATTCCATTAGTACCAACAAGGGATTCCTCTACATCATCATTCTCAAAGTTAGACCCTGCTCTTAACTGGGAAACTGCTGTTTCTATATTTGTTTTACCACTAACTTTATTGATTTCAGTTCCCTTATAAAATCCGTTACCCGTGTCCATAATAGAAACACTATTGTCCTTAGAATTAACAGAAATATGAATGTCCTCCATTTTCCCATTCATTCTTTTAGCTTCGTCTAAAGCATTAGAAAAGACCTCGTCAAATAACTTGTACATTCCAACTGATATCTTCTTAGACTCAATAAAAAGCGTGTTATTTCTTATTATAGGAACCTTTTCGTCAGTTGGTTTAACACTGCCTACATAAACGGTAGGCCTCAATAAAATGTGTTCCCTTTCAGAGAGAACCTGTATCTCTTTTTTTGATGACATATAATGATTATAAATAAATAGGAGAGAAAAGTTTCTTACATGAGTCTATAGATGAGACCCTCGTTGATGCTATTTTTCTTACATGTTCCTCCCATAAGTTCAACCACTGTGTCTGCATCCTCGTGTTCGAAGTGATCGCATTCATTAAGTTCACAGGGGTTACAGTTATGATATATTTTTTCAATCTTACCTCTTTTAATAAAGATAATATCCAAAGGTATTAAGCACCCTTTCATATGAAAGGATTTGTGCCCTGACTCATTAAACTTAAAAAGCATCCCCTCATTTTCAAGGAGATGCTCTCTTTCTGAAAGTCCTTTTGGAAAATCTTTACATTCTTCCAATACAAAAGTATGGTTTCCGATTTTTGCTATATAAAAATCATCGAAGTCCATATCTTAATAAAGATTATGTTATTTAACGTATGCCTCGTCAATGATATCCGGTGTTAACTCAATAGTGATATTCTTTCTTTTCATAGAATAAGGAACTGCTATAATAACGCCTCTAGTCTGATCAACATCTTTAACAACAAATTCAGAATCTACGAATATGTTTCTAGAAGGCTCGTCTGCTGTTTTGCTTCTGTCACCCATATAAACGTCAGTTTCTGGATCATAGACATCTTCTTGATCTTTACTAGGATCATATCCCATTTCAGTATAAATATCTTTTAGATATTGTGGGGCATTCTTACCTTGTGTTGGTATTTCAGCTATTACTGTAATTTCAGAAAGAGTTCCATTAGCAACTTGAGTAAGAAAATCCTGAAGTTCGCCAATAAACTTATTTCTTTTTATTGTTCTTTCTGGTTGGAAACTAGATCCCCTGTAAAGAGGAATTCCTACGTTATAAACAGACTCATTTAAAAAATCCGCAAATCTTAGAATTCTCATTATATAACTTTTTATGTTATATATCCTAAGATTCCTGTAATTCCTCTTTTGGCTCTTCTTCTTTGTTTCTATTTAAAGCTTTTGCGTAAAAATCTAGATTTTTAAGAATTCTATCTTGCTCCCCTTTAGGTATTTTTTGAAATAATGGAGAATTGATTATAATACTTGTAGTCTTATGAGCTTCCTCTGCATTTCCGTTGTAATAAGCAAGTACAGAATACTCGTCAGGCATTCTCCATTTCCAAATTTCATCCTCTACAAAAAGAATATCTGAACATGGTCCCGTTTTCATTCCTATTGCAGAAAGAGCAAAGGCTAAAGCGTATCTTTTTTTACTTCCTAAAAATTTAATAAGATGATACAAAGATTCAAGTCTATTTGGTCTGTATTCCCAAGCTTTTAAATAGGCGTCTATTATTTCTTCGTCCGGTTTCTGCATTGTTTGTTTTTGTCTAGCAATCCAATACCTAGAAATATAAACCTCTTCGTTCCATCCACCCAGATCAACTCTTCTTTGGTAGGCTTCAATAGATCTTTCGTGCATCCCAGCATCTCTATAACTTTGTGCCATGTAAAAGACATATCTTCTTTCTAAATCTATTGGTAGCTCTTCCTTAGGAGTTGTTAAAATAGCCTTTTCAAAAATTAAAGCATCGTTATAATATTTGTCTTTGCCTTTAATATCTCTATTGTGACCAGAAACTGAAGCGTGCATTTCTACGCCTTCTAAAAAGTCTTCTTCGAGATCTATTCCTTCTGGACCTGAAAGATATTCATGTAAAACCCCTACATACTTCCAATCCTGGTTTCCTCTAATTAGCTGTGATCTATAGTATGCTAATGAACCCAATCTTATTTTTATTTTGTAGAAATCTTTAGTTACATTTAAAAAAGGATTAACCTCCTGATTTTCAACAAAAAGTACGTCGTCTGCATCTATTATCAATCTATAATCTGCCTTGTCTTTAGCATACTGTAGATTTTCTGTTCTGTTATAGCCAAAATCAACCCAAGGTCTTTCGTGTAGTTCTCCGGGAATGTTATATTCGGCCATTATCTCCTTAATGAGATCTTGTGTTCCGTCAGTAGATCCTGTGTCTACAATAACCCAATAACTAATATAATCCTTAACCGAATCTATACATCTTCTAATTACTTGAGACTCGTTCTTAACTATCATAGTTAAGCAGATAGTTGGCAGGGTTGGTTGATTTATTTCCTGATTTTCAACAGGGGATTCTTTTTCGACATTATCCATTTTATTATTTTTTAGTAGTTATAGAATAGTTTATAGATTAAATTTCATTTAATTTTTTAAATATTAAGGAAGAAACTTCCTCGAGACCTTTGGCAGCCGATATTTCTAAGAAATTACCACCATTTCTCATGGATTCTATCATGGGTAATGTCTGATCGTTGTACTCTTCCATTCTTTTTTCAAAAGCTTTCTCACTTTTGTCGTCAGATCTTCCTGATGATTTTCCTCTGTTAATAATTCTTTTCTTTAACAAATCCTCAGGTCCGTTTAAAAAGAAAACATATACAAGCTTTAATTTGTTTACCCTACAGATCTCTTCAAAAATATCTCTTTGTGCAAGGTTTCTGGGGTATCCATCAAATATAAATCCCCTAGGATCATGATGCTTAGAATAATCTTTAAGATATGCTATTAGTTCTTTTCCTACTAGATCATCTGGAAGTAATTCTCCAGTCTTCATCATTTTTTTAATGTCCTTATCATCAGATTGCCTTAATATATCTCCAGTAGAAACGTGCTTCCATCTCATACCTTTAGATATTATTTTGGCCTGTGTTCCTTTACCACATCCAGGTGGACCGGTTAAAATTATGCAGGGAATCTCTTCTAAATTTTCTTTGCCATCAATATCTCCAAATTCTTTTACAAATTCTTTGAAGTTACTTACTTTCTTTGGATTATTTTTTTTGCTTTCCATAATTTTATTTATGATCCGCAGGCTTCACAATCTTCTGGATTATCAATACTACAAACTAAATCGCTGTAATTGTCTTCCTCAGTTTTTATGTCCTCGTTTTTACTAGTATCTATCCCTAATCCTTTTATGGCAGTTGTAGCAGCTTTAGTTCTGATGTAGTAGCTTCCGGTTTTTAATCCTTTAGACCATCCATAAAAATGAGCTGATGAGAGCTTAGCAAAGTTTGCGTCTTGTACAAATAAATTCATACTCTGACTTTGACAGATAAAAGGGGCTCTTCCCGCAGCATGATCTATAATAACTTTTTGACTCATCTCCCAAGCTGTTTTATAGATAGCTTTAAGATCGTCCGGTATTTCTTTTATATCTCTTACTGATCCGTTATTAATAATGATCTTATCCCTAAGAGATTCGTTCCATAAACCTAACTTAACAAGATCTTTAACTAGATGTTTATTAACAACTGGAAATTCACCAGATAATGTTTTTCTGATATAGATATTAGAAGTAAACGGTTCAAAACATTCATTATTACCAAGGATCTGACTCGTAGAAGCAGTAGGCATAGGTGCAAGCAATAAAGAATTTCTAGCTCCGTGTGTTTTCACCCTTTCTCTTAGATCTTCCCAATCCCATCTTGTTCCTGGAGATTCATTCCATAAATCAAATTGGAATATGCCTTTTGATAATGGAGATCCTTTAAACGTTTGATAAGCTCCCTCTTTTTCTGCAAGATCAACAGAGGCACACATAGCTCCGTAATATATTGCTTCGAATATTTCTCTATCTAATTGTTTAGCCTCTTCAGACTCAAATGGGAGCTTTAAGATAGCAAAAGTGTCAGCTAATCCTTGTACACCTATACCAATCGGTCTATGTTTAAGATTAGATGTTTTAGTTTCTTTAGTAGGATAGTAGTTAACATCAATTACCCTATTAAGATTAACAGTAGCTGTGTAAGCGATGTCCTTTAGAGCATTAAAGTCATACTTAGGTTTCTTACCTGGGATAATGAATTTAGGTAGTGCGATAGAAGCTAGATTACATACTGCAGTTTCTTTCGAATCAGAATATTCAATAATCTCAGTACAAAGATTCGAGGATTTAATAGTACCAAGATTCTTCTGGTTAGATTTAATATTTGCTGAATCCTTATAAAGAATATAAGGCGTTCCTGTTTCAATCTGTGCCTCTATAATTTTATACCAAAGATCTTGTGCTTTAACAGTCTTTCTCCCTTTTCCTTCAGATTCATATTTAGTGTAGAGTTTATTAAAGTCTTCACCATAAGCATCATCTAGTCCAGGAGCTTCATCAGGGGAGAAGAGTGTCCAAATCCCGTCTTCTTTTACTCTCTCCATAAATAAATCAGGTGTCCATAAAGCTAAGAAAAGATCTCTAGCTCTCATTTCTTCCTTACCGTGATTCTTTCTAAGATTTAAAAAGTCTTCAACATCACAATGCCAAGGCTCCAGATAAATAGCGAAAGAACCTTTTCTTCTTCCCCCTCCCTGATCTACGTATCTTGCAGTTTCGTTGAAAACTTTAAGCATAGGAATAATACCGTTAGATGTTCCATTAGTTCCTTTAATATAAGCCCCTGTTCCTCTTACATTATGAATGTGTAAACCTATACCTCCTGCATTTTTAGATATTTGAGCTACGTCAGACAAAGTTTTATAAATACCCTGTATTGAGTCATCATCCATAGAAACTAAAAAACAAGAAGAAAGCTGAGGTCTTCTTGTACCAGAATTAAACAGGGTTGGTGTTGCGTGAGTAAAATATCCCTGACTCATTAAGTCATATGTTTTATAGGCTGAAGCTAAATCATTCTTGTGAATACCTATAGCAACTCTCATTAACATCTGCTGTGGTCTTTCAGCTGGTTGTCCGTCGATTTTTAACAGATAAGATTTCTCTAAAGTCTTAAAACCAAAATAATCATATTCTAAATCCCTGTCAGTAATGATCTGTGAGTCGATATCTTTAGAGTTATTCATAATAATTTCATAGACATCATCTGCAATCATAGGAGCTTTTAAACCTGTTCTAGGATCAACATAATTATAAAGCTGATCTATTACGTGTGAAAAGCTTTTAGGTGTTCTTTTATGCAAAGACGTAACACATATCCTAGAAGCTAAAATAGAATAGTCGGGATGTGTGGGTGTTAAAGCAGCTGCTGTTTCTGCTGCTAATGTATCTAGTTCAACTGAAGTAATTCCATCATAAAGACCATGGATAACTTTCTTTGCTATTTCCATAGGCTCTATATAGTCCATGTTTAATCCATAACACTGCTTCTTAACTCTATTAAGAATCTTATCCAATTTAACTCTTTCTCTAGAGCCATCCCTTTTTATTACTTCCATTTCTTATTTTTATTTTTTATTTTTTAGTCGACTATTAGTTTCGGATCTTTCAATGTTTTTTCAAGAATCTTCAAATTATTATATGATAAGGGATTTAGAATCCTGTACCATTAACCTTCCACCATTGGGATCCATCATGGAAATAAAAACTCCCCGATCCAGCTGCATAATTTCCAGTTGTTCCTGTTGATGATGTTGCACCAGGTACAGAAACTAGCATGGTGCTTCCTGTGGGTCCGGTCGAACCCTGTACTCCATATCCAGTAGCGCCAGTAGCGCCAGTAGGTCCAGTTATTCCAGTAAATGATCCATCATCAAGTAAATTCCAATAACTGTCAATAAAGTCATGGAAGTCTTGTTGTGTTGGTATGTTACCACTGGAAAATATTACTTTAAACTGAGATCTAGATTTTTGAGCCACTTTGGATAATTATATTCTCTATATATATTCAATAGCCAACGTTTACTAAACTAAAACTCAGCATCTATAGTAAATGTTTTACCAGAATCTTTGGACTCTTTAGTACTGTCCATAACACCAGATTTCTGATAAGATCCCACTCTTCCTTCAAAGAAATTTCCTTTATTTTCTAAGGCTATATTAACCATGAAATCAAAAGGACAACGTGTGTTGTAAATTTTAGAGCATCCTAAGGAAACTAATAAACGATCTGCAACAAATTCAATATACTCACACATTAAATCTGAATTCATCCCAATTAATCTAACCGGCAAAGATGACGTAACAAACTCTTTTTCGATCTCTACCGCCTCAGTAATTATCTCTACCACTGTTTCCTCTGGGAGTTTATTTTCAATGTGGCTAGTGTAAAGCAAACAAGCAAAATCACAATGTAAGCCCTCGTCCCTAGATATCAATTCATTGGCAAAGCATAGACCTGGCATCAGGCCTCTTTTCTTTAACCAGAAAATTGAACAAAATGATCCCGAAAAGAAAATACCTTCGACAGCTGCAAAAGCTATTAGGGTTTCAACAAACGAACCGTTTTCTATCCATTTCATAGCCCAGTCAGCTTTTCTTTTAACGGAAGGAACGGTATCTATAGCATTAAACAAATGTTCCTTTTCCTCCTCATCATTTATATAGGAGTCGATTAGGAGAGAATAAGTTTCTCCGTGGATATTTTCTATAGCTAATTGAAATCCATAAAAGCATCTTGCTTCTGGGTATTGTACCTGGTTAAAGAAGTTAGCTGCTAAATTTTCATTAACAATCCCATCAGAGTTATTAAAGAAAGCGATTACATGCTTAATAAAATATCTCTCATTGTCGTTTAATTTATCTCTCCAATGAGATATGTCTTGTGCTAAATCTATTTCTTCTGCTGTCCAAAAAGATGCTTCTGCTGTTTTGTACATTTTCCACAGATCGTGTTGTTGAACTGGGAATAATGAAAATCTTTTCGGATTGGGTGTTAATAATTTTTCCATGAATTGTTTTCTTTTATATATTAGTATCCCCTCTCTTGTCTGTTGTGATTTTCTGAATTTTTTGACATATAAAGATTAACAATATCTTTACTTGTCATCCCGATAGAAATAGCAAAATTCATAAAGAAATGTAATCCGTCGATCCACTCATAGAATAGCTCTAATTTATCTGCTTCACTAAGATCTGATATTCTCATGTCGGAAGTTTTTTTGTTATCCCCTTTCCAATATTTCCAACCTGCAGATCCGATACCATCATTGATTCCTCCTAGTGCATCAAACATCTCGTTGAGCTCATCACCAAGAGCATGCTTGTTAACCATCCAAAAATCTGCTATCTGTTTAATAGACCAATCTTTAAAATCGAACCCATATCTTTCCTGAAGTTCTTTTTGCTTGTTGTAAATTAATCCTAAAGTGTCTTCCGACCCTGTGTAAAAATCCTCCACAGGAAGATCCGAACATTTGTTATCTGTGTTTGCCATAATTTATGATTTTGCTTTTATTGCTTTTTTAATTTTTTCTATTTCTTTCTCACATTCAAAATATTTCTTCTTAGTAGCTTTTCTCTGTGCATAAAGGCCTTTTAATATTTCTCTAAGTATTGGTTCTTGTCCATCCTTATTGTAGAATACAGCACCGGAAGATGTTTTGATTGCGCCCTCCGGTATTTCTTTTAAGTTCTTGCCTATGTAAGCTTCCGGTGAAATTCCCCACTGCATCATAGTATTAGGATACAGGGAAGCAAAGTCAAAACAAGCTATCCATTCATATAATCCTTTTTCGGGCTTCTTTACATAAGCCCCCTCGAATTTCACATGGGATTCTCCTTTTCTTTCGTTTACTATAACTTTTTTTCTTTCTAAGAATTTTCTTAACATTAATACCTCAGTAGTCCATACTGGCGAAAGGGCACGATTTATTTCAACTCTACTAACTTCAGCTATTTTAAAGAAAGTGGAAAGTGTATCCAATCTTTTATCTATATAGTGGACTAAAGCGCAGTCTACTGCATTATAGAATATAAAAGTTTCAAAATCAGATTCATATAAATCTTTCAATGTTCCACTGTAAGATATTTTCTTTATTCCTATAGCTTGGTTTGCCACATAATCTAAGGAATTAGATTCTCTAATTTTTATAACCCTATCCCATTTCTTATAGATGTCTAGGTAATCCACCATTAAAATGTGCATTGGTATCTGATTCATTCCTAAAAGAATACCGCTAGGTGAAGCTATCTTAGGGTCAATCCCTAATCTTTTTGCTCTGTTAATAAGATAAGGCCAATCATATCCGAACCAGTTCCATCCAGTTATCAAAGGCATCTTAGGAACTAGCTTAGAAAGAAAAGTGTAAAGCATATCAAATTCTGTTTCGAATTTTCTATAATTAAAAGACCATTCTCCTGGCTGGTCTTTAAAGTGTTCCTTTATCCTCTTTTCTATTTTTAATATTCTATCTTGTGAGATGTCCTCAAGTCCGATAACAAGTATTTTCCCGTGGGAAGAAGCCATCCCTATCGAAAGAACCCTATTCTTTGAATTTTCAGTATCTAATGAATCTTCACGATTATCAGTTATTTCTACCTCTATATCGACAAAGTATTTTTTAGGGGTCTGATAATCCCAAAGAGGCTTTGTTATTTCCGGATCTATAGCTTCCAATATTTCTACCACCCTATACTTGTCAAACTTGCTAGTAGTAACTTTCTTCACAGGAAAATTGTCCCACGATCTCCATTCCTTATCCTTATTTTTATCATTCTCTGATGTCTTTTGCCAAACGAATTTTAAATGCTTAGGTACCTGTATTTTTAATAGATTAACTTCTCCCTCTTCAGTATAATGGGAAACAGATAATCCATTTCCTGTATTCTCAATATCTATGATCATATCTATTTTATAGTGTTATAGGGAAGAGGTTTCAAAAAGGAATATATAATAGGTGAAAAAAATTCTATCTTTCAAATTATTTGAAGACGTTTATCTAAAAGACATAAATCCTTTTGATGGAGAAAGAAAATATACTCCTGGCCTCAGATTTGCCAACAGGGACGAAGCTATTAAATCAATTAAAAAGATCCAAGAAATGCTAGATCGTAAAGAAATAGAATTAAAGGATGCAATTATAGCTTCTTATATAATGTCAAAAAGAGCGGAGTTACATAAATCCCAAAAATCGGGAATCAAAGAGGGAGGACTTGTCTGGAAAGATTATCTGGAACAGCTTAAAAAGAAAGAATCAATCTAGTTATTTGTTCGATTTAAAGTAGGAAACAAATTTGTTAACTATATCCATAAAATTGTATTCGTCTGTGGTGACAGGAGTAATTGCCTTAGATTTCTTACTCCAATCATTTAAGTATTTATAGAAAACTTTAAATGAGGGAGATAACTGATCTTTCTCTTCACTCTTATTAACTTCCTTAATAGATTTAGTGAATCCCATCATAAATCGGTCCACCGCATTCTTATCAATTTTCTCAAGATCGCAGTAATCAAAGAATGAAACTAATATGTCCCACATATTATCTGGGGTAATATCAGGAAATCCCTTTTTTACCCTATCTGATCCTAGTGCAGTTGTTATTTTGCACTCACAAACGGATTTTTTATCTGCTGAATTTTCTTTGCCTGAATAAAAATCTATCCTAGCCTCTTCCTTAATGCCCTTTTTATTGTATATGATAGAGAACGTTCCGTTTTTACTAAAAACTAAATATCCATTTTCCTCTTTCTTCTCGAATGATGATTCATTGCTTATTATTGCCCAATTAGTTGTTACCATTTGGAGCTTTTCAAAAAGTTGTTGAAATGTAAATAAATGATTCATGTAGTATATATTACTAAATCGATTCTAAATACATTTTAAGTTTCTTGTCTTTAGGAATAAATGATGTTTCTTTTTTTATAAAGATCCTCCAGGCTTCTCTTCCGTAATCCCCTATCCCCGGAAACTTAAACGGGTCTCTTACTCCAGATTCCCAGGCATTTGAGAAATTTTTTATCCTTTTCGCTTTTACGTTTTGAAATCCTGTTGTTTTTATAAAATCAGAAATAGTTAAGTCATCCTCAGCTATTAAAGATTTAGGATTTGGCCATTTTTTAAAGAAGTTTTCTATCAGAGGCCTTACCTGTTTGTTACTAGTTTGATTAAGTAATATACAACACACTAAAACTTTCCACGGATCATTAGAGTATTCTTCCTGTATTATCTTAATTCTTTGCACATAGCTAAATTAAGAAAAATAAATATTACTGATTTGATTTTGATGCTTTTTGAAAAGTTTTAAAGTCCATTAAAGAATTACTTATCGGATTTGGGGTTTCTTTAGATATCTTTTTCTTCTTTTTTTTAGCTGCTGGAGTACCTACAGTTAAGCTAGGAAATTGATCTCCGGATCCCGTTCTTCCTGGTCCAGGAGGTACAACGTTACCCATACCAGGTGTTCCAGCCAAAGATGCCATAGCACCTCCGCTCTCTTCAAGTTCACTAGAGATTTTATCTTTAAATACTCTATACATTCCCCTTTCTCCCTCTATAACATATCCTATTACTTCACCTACACTGTTCCTAATAGAATCATCAACCCTACCACTTCTCCCGTCTACAAGAGAAACTCTCTTACCAACTAAAGGATCCTGATCATATTTAGAAGCCCTGTGTGAATCGTAGCTTCTAATGTTATCTGTGACTCCGCCACATCCGCAATCTTCGCTCATATTATTTTTTTATTTTAGTTATAAATTCTCTATAATCTGAAAGATTTTGCATCTTCCTAGCTTTAGATTTTTTCGGTGTATTCGATTCTGGACTAAGGTGCGGAATAATAGTAGCTATTCCTTCTTCAATCTCTTCTGGTAATTTTTTATGTTTTGTACTAGCATAATCCTTAAGAGCTTTCTTCTTCATATTATTAGCTATCTCCACTATAGTTTCCCTATATGCTGAATCTATTTTCCTTGGATTTAATCCCTCTTTTCCGTTCGTGTCCATCCACTTACGTACTCCGTGTGCTTGCCCCATGAGTCTCTGTTGTGTTCTTGAAACAGATTTCTCGTTTAACATAATTTATTTATTATTATTTCCTTAACTTCCTCCGGTCTATTTTCTATTAAGCTACCATCAAATCTAATAACTTCATACCCCATATCCTTTAGCTTTTTAGTTTGTATTAAGTCTTTTTCTCTCCTCCCTGGTAAATTGTGCCAATAGTCGCCATCAGCAAATATTAATGTTTTATTTATTTTAAAATCAGCTATAGATATATTTTTTATAACATGCTGTGAATCGTATTTTATACCAAGATCGATTATTATTTTCTCGATGATTCTTTCTATATTAGTGGAAGATTTATTTGAGAATTTTACTATCCCGATACAATGACATTTTCTAGAGCAATATATAGCTGGGGATTTATAATTTTCAGATCTTTCGAAAAAAGAATCACAAATAACACATTTATGTTGAATCATATTAACCCTGTTTTTACCTTTTAATTCTGAATGTATTCTTTCTAAAGAACATTTCTTATTACAATATTTTCTTTTAGAATTTTTTCTAACCTCAAAAGTATTATTACAATTTACACAATTTCTTTCTTCCCTAGGTATCCACATATGATGTAATTCATTCTTTCTACCTTTTTTTGATTTTGATTCAATATTACTAGAAGAATCTATAAACTTTTTTAAAAACTCAGGGTCCTCCATCCTTTTTTTACCATTAAATATTCCGTTGCACGATCTAGAACAAAAAATTTTACGTATAATATCCCTTCTATTCCGTATATTTAATATAGAGCTACAATTCTTACAATATTTTATATCGTATTTCATTAAGTTTTTTGGAATTTTGGTTTTTTCTTTATATATTCGTTCCATGTCCAAATAAATCTTCTATAGTTATTCTTAACTATATTAAAACCAGTATCTCCTTTAGGAATCTTTACTGGGGAAACTGGAGGTTCGTATGAACTAGTTTCTGCTGAACTTCTTTTCGTTTTACCCATTTCTTTTATTTACAATGGGACAAAAAAATCCCGGTAGTATATTATATATCCTACCGGGAAATTAATAAAGAATTTTCTTATCCTCGAATGTGTATCACAGATTCGATTTTAGACTGAGCTACAGAAGTAACTTCAAAATCTAAATGTGCAGTTGCATTATCACCAGCTAGATGCTTGTGTACAGTTGTTTCTGCATCAGTTACACTTTCAGCTTCAACTAAGATCTCAGACTTAGATGCTTTTGCTTTACCGGTACTTTTAGAAACATCTCCAGTAAAAAAGCTAACTTTACAAATATAATAACTCATAAAGATTAAGCTTTAGTGTTTTTAGTTTCTTGTACATTAACTCTTAAATCCTGAGCTAATTTCTTAAGCTCTTGACAAGCTGTTCTTACACGTGTACCAGCAGACTTGTTTCCTTTTACATAGAAAGCTTCCGTGTCTTTTTCCATGCTTGCTACTAATTCCTTGATTTTTTCGTAATTTTCCATTGTTAAATATTTTATTATTCTACTGCAAATCTATTAAAATGTTTCATTTTTTAAAGGATTTGGTAAAAAAAATATAATTTATTCGTTTACGCTGGAAGCTTTTAGGATTCTTTTACCTAGAGTAGTTAGAGAGAAATAGTTTGCTTCTTCCTCTTGGACTTTATATCTGATATATTTTTTTTGTCCTCTAACCCAATTCATGGAAGGCTTCCTTCCTGAAGCATCTTCTGGTACGCTATCTAAGAATTCCGTAAGCTCTCTTTTGGTTACTTTCTCCTTCTCTCCTATAAAGGAAAGAACTTTTATTGTTGTGGCAGATGGTTTAGCCCAAGCTATTGGAATCCTAGATTCATTTATAAATTCTTTATATGAAAGAATATTACTAATCATGATCCCTTCTAGTATAAATTAAAGTTTCCTCATCAGGTCCTTCTTGAACGCTCCATTTTTCATAGCTCCATTCTCCCATTAATGTTTCTACTCTGTCTTTATACTCTGAAAAATCAATATTTAGATTCATAGTAATCTCATCATAGATTTTAGAGACCTTAGGATTATTTTGTAAATAGTCTTTTATTGCTTCACTCAGGATTCGGTAAAATCTCATGAACTCTGATCTGGTAAGATTGAAATCGTCATCCTCTCTAGATTTGTAATCAGTATCATTTACTAAATAGTCATCAAGTATTCCAATTTTAATTGGCTCCACTGATAAAACACAATAACTATTTTCTGCTTCATCTATAGAAGATCCCCTGGAAAGTTTACCTATATTAATAATAAATCCTAGATTTTCCTCCTCGCCCTCTATTTTAAAGTAGTACTTGGAAACCTTCCCGTCTTTCTTTTTAGCAAAGAAGTCTCTTCCGAAACCATCTTCTTCCATTAAAAAATTCTCAAATAATTTTATATGCTTCATAATTAACTATCTCCTTTTCTTGGAAAAATTGCGGATGTGTTAGGAATATATCCTTTTTTCTTTCTCTTGAATATTTCACCTCTAACAATGTTTCCATAGTATTTATCTATAAGGTTCCATCCTTCCTCTAACTCTTGTAAATCTACATCATCTAATTTAGAAAACTCCTCCTTAACTAGATTTATCCTTTCCATAGCCTCTTCTAAAAGTTTTTTACTATTAGAAAGGTCATACTTATAGGTATGACCCTCTTTTATTTGGCTATATTTTTTCATTCTAAAATGTTATTCCTAGTTTAGCTCCCCATTTGTCTGCTAAAGGACCAAGACAAGAGTACATTGCAGGGTCTGTTTGTAATTCTGGGTGTAAATTAAAGAATGTTGCAAGAGCTGCTGATCCTTCCTCTTCAAGATCTGTTCTCTCTAACCATTTAGCATAGTTACAAACTTCAGTAGGGGTCAGTTTAATTTCTTTACTTTTTCTAATAACTGCTCCAAATAAAGCGTGAGTGTAATCCGGTTTATTTCCTTTGTCTGCAGGGATTGGTGCTTTTGCCGGATCAGTATATGGTAAAATAAGTTCTCTAACCGGAATGTCCTTAGCAACCTTATAAAAATTTAAGAAAGATACAGCAGCATCATTACCTACGTTTTTAGAAAATTCCTTCTTTATAACATCCTCTGGGATATTAGTAATTCCTTTTGCTTCTAAATTTCTAATTACTCTTGATAAAGAGTTAGAGGCATCAACCCAAGCCCTAGGGGTAGGGTATTTAGTTTTCTTAGTGGCAGGATCTAAATTATGGAAGAAGTCAGGCTGGAATTCTAAGAAATCTAAAAGTTCGGGTAAAACAACATTTTTATATCTGCTTCTTTCCACATAAGATCTAAATCCTTTTATGGTAGGCACGAAGTTAACTGCTTGAAATCTGTCTCTAAGTGCAGTTCCTAATTCTTTAACAGATTTATCATCCTGCTTTCTGTTACCTGCTGCTACAATATACCATCTTTCTGGAATATTATAATTGTTTCCAATTCTTCTTGATTGTGCAAGTTTCATAAATATTTTAATAACCTCCTCTGGCATACGATTTAACTCATCAATAAATATTATTCCACCTTTACCATTCCTACCATTATCATAAGGAAGAATATCTATGTTGATATTTGATCTTGTTACTCCCGCACCTGCGTAATTTCTCTCTGGATCTGGCTCTTTCATAGTTACTACACTAGGTACACCAGCAAAATCAACAGGTTCAGCATTTTCTCCATCTACATTGACTAAAGAAAGCTTATGCCCATATAATTCTTTTCCTAATTCGTCACAAACCTGTGCTACTATCTGTGTTTTACCAATCCCAGGAGCTCCGTAAATAAAAATAGGCTTAACATCTAGAATTCCCCTGTACATGTCATCTAATTCGTCTTCAGTTGCCCCGGCTTTCTTAGCAGCATCCATTTCATCAGCAATTCTGAAGATCTCTCTCATGTTTGTTTTGATGTCCTCCTTTATTTCCGGTTCGGAGTAATTAGGTACGTCGTCTGAAATAGGATATTCAAGGGGAACTGCATCTTCCCATAAAAAACTTTCACCAAGGGTCTCTGGTTTTTCAAGATTACCCATGTTATAGTATTCTGTTCCTTTATAGAAATTATTAACCTGACTTAAAATAGATTCACTCTTAGAATCGTCAAATAAAGCAACCCTCGGGGTTCCTGTTTTAGGGCCAGAAGATATCAATTTAACTAAACCCGACTTAACCGCATTGTATAGGCCTTTTGCCCATGAAGATATTTTCGATCCTAAATTGGATAAAAATCCCTCACTCATATATGATTCATTTACGAATTCATCGAAATTATAAATTCTTTTAGCCATTTTTATTCTATTATTTACCTTGTATATATCTTTTTTATATTCTTTTTACGTTCTTGTTGGCAAGAACAATGTCTATTCTTTCACCAAAAGGTTGGGAGTTAGGATAAGGCTCATCATTGAAGGTTAGGAATACCCAAATACATCGGTCACCATATTCAGAAATGTCATAGTCATTTTCAGAAGGAAAACCTGCCTCACCGTCAGTAAAGTATATAAAAACTGTGGGTGTTTCACCTTCCTGATCTATCATGTTTTTTTGAACCCATTTGAATGGGGGCCAAAAATAAGTTCCTCCTCCTCCCGCTATTTTATTATAATCCGGAAGATCTCCTGGCTCTAATATATCTGGTTCATAAACTTGTGTGTCACAATACAATATAACTGTTTTATTTGGGTTATACTCTTGAGTTATATTCGTAACTTCTCCTAGAAATTGTTCTATCATTTCTCTTGTAATAGATCCAGAGGTATCTATTGCAACAACTACACTCTGAAAATCTTCCTTATATCTCTTATAGCCATATTGAGCTTTTCCTGATCCCAGAAATCTTCTAGAGGGTAATGTATATTTGGATTTAGATATAGCTTGATCTATATACTTTGAAAGTTCTTCTTTCCAATCTATAACAGGTCTTTTAGTTTTTTGAATTGCTCTCTTTAGCTGAGCCGGGATATTTCCTGCATTAGTACCTGCAATTCTAGTTATATCTTCCCATTCTTCGGCTAATGTTTCACCATTAAGTCCGCTGTCTCCTCCGAGATCCCCAAGTTCCCCAGGTCTAAGAATTTCCCCTGGATTATACCCATCCTTGACTTTAGGTCCTCCTCCTCCTGTTTCGGTCCTTTTAAATTCAGATTCTTCTTCCTTTATTTTACCATCTTTGTCCCTCTCCGGAACTTCCCTATCTGGAACGTCATCTCCCCACTCATCTATATTTTCTGGCTTAGGTATAGGAAAATCGGGGGGAAAATCTCCGGTTCCGCCTCCGCCGCCTCCTTCTCTAATTTCTTGTATTCTTACGCCTGTTATTTTTGCTTTCATATATTAAATCCTTTTTTTCATAGAACGTATTAAATTAGAAGTCTAATTCTTTTTCTATATCATCTCCTAATATATTTTCACCCTTAGCTTTTCTCTGTAGATATTCTTTAACCTTATTTTTCGGTATAGGATCATACTCAAGCTCACCTGATGTCTCGTCTATAGACTTAACTATACCATAAGAATCATTATCTTTATCGTATATAATGTCACCAACTACAGGATCCTTTGGCGGTGGTGGAGGTGGTGGAGGTGTGGTCGGAGGATATCCTTCCTCAGGAACATATCCATTAGAAAGAAGCTTCTCATATATCCATTCTGCACTCCTGTTTACGAATTCATAATCATAAGGAACATGGCCACATCCAGGATATAATGATCCCTCTACCATTTTTCCTATCCCTCCTTTAGAAACAGGTTTAGGCTTATCGGAATTTATCGTGCTTGTATCTACGGGTGTTAACAACTGATTAAGTGCATAATCTGCTGCAACGTTCCATACACCTGCTTTAGTTTTATCCTTAGGACATCTTAAAAAGTGTACCAATGTATTGTGTAAAACCTCATGTGCAATAACCCATATTATCTCCTCATCTGTACGACCTAGAACAAAATCTGGATCATAGTGTATACTAACACCATCAGTTGCCATTGTTTTATATTCAAGATTTCTGTTTTCTCTGATAATCAATCGAGATAACATCGATGCAAAAAATGGATATGATCCGTTTAGTAAAAATACACACGCCCTCATTTTTTTCAGAGCTGCGGGATTGTGTGGTGTTTTGTTTCTTTCGTCTAAATAGATTGCTTCATTTAAACTGTTATACTCTGAATAACCAAATCTAGCATATTCAAAAATTGCAAAATCACTGAAGGATAATATTCTTTTCATTCCTTTGTTTAATTACACTATATATCCTCTTCAGAACCGTTTATTTGTTTGGTAAATTCATTGAAAAGAACTGCTACTGATTTAGGAACTTTACTTTTAAATTGTTGAAAATCTCCGTCTTTTATGTAAGTCCTAATATCATTATTATTTGACCATTGAGGAGTTTTATATATTTCTATATCTCCTCCCTCTAAGTCGTATTTATTTCTTACCCATTCTCTCTGTAGAATCATGTTTTCAAAATCTCTTTCCCCTATACATACTGACGCAGGGTTAGCATATTTAACAACTGCATTTAGAGCGTCTTCTAAAAGATTGGACGGTATTATCTGATACCCTGCAAAAAGCTTATTATTCTCCGATGTTAGAGATCCTATTGATTTTCTTATTAAATCTTCAGAGAATGGATATTTTGATCCAGGCTCACTTCCTGGATGAACCACACAAAGGAAAACAGGTAAATTATTTTCCTTCTTTAATCTGGTACACATTTTTAAATGCCCATTATTAAAAGGCTGGAATTTCCCGATTACTATATTTACTTTCTGGTTGTTCTCGTTTAATATCTTAATCTTTCTTTTCTCTTTATGTGTAGTTACTACTTTTTTAAAATCTTTAAATGAAAAAAATTCGGATGCGTCTTCGCTTTTTTTCTCCTCCTCAGTTATAACCGTAGGCGTTTCTGATTCATTAAGAGAAACAGGATCTTCAGAAGAAGATCCCTCTATTATTTCTTCCAGCTCATCTATTTCATCTTCTTCTTCGCTCATTGTTGGATTAAATTTGCTACCTGCTTTTTTAAACCAAACAAAGCTAGGAACTCCTAAAGATTCCTCTACTAAATCTTTTTTCTTAGCGTTTATATAGCCAGCGATTTCTTCAACTAGCATGTTAAACTGTTGTATTAGACCTTCTGTGAAAAATCCATGTGGTTTTCTTTTAAGCTTCCTGAAGGAATTAAGAATCATCTGGAGAATGTCTATATAAACTTCATCATCTTCTATAGACTTTAACACCTCTTCATCGATTATTAAATCCTTGTTTATTTCAAATCCCTCTGATTTTAAATATTCAGGTTTTTGAAAATCAGCGCCTACGTATTTTTCTCCCTCCTCATATACAAATCTCTTAAATACATTAAAAACAAAACTGATGTATCTTTCTTCCGGATCGTTTCCTTCAGCTGTGAAATTTTCTACACCAGTCTCTAATATGAAATTCATTACATCTATAAGACATAAAGAATAAACATCGCTAGGGAAGTATGAAGTCTGGGTAACTTTTCTACTTTTGTTTATCTCATGGAAAACTGGATCAACCATTTTTGCTAAAACTGTTTCCTCCTTACCATCTTCATCTTCGAATCTGAAAACAAGAGAATCTATTTCCCCCTGTAGATCCTTACCAAGGGTTGTTCTTTCTACGTTTTTGTTTAATATAGAAATTAAATAGTTACTAAAGCTAGCAGTTTTAAATTTACTTTTAAGATCCATTAAAGGAGTTGAAAGGAAATCCATTATCGCTATCTTCTGATCCCTATTAAGTTTACCTTGGAATATAATAGGGGATCTCTCTACTTCTAGCTTATCTGCCCACTCGTCTAGCTCGTTCTTATCCTGTAAATTTTTAATAACGTCGCCGAATTCATCTCTAACAACAACGTGTGTTAAAACAAGATGATTTTTTGGTACCCTGTCGTATTCGATCCTAACAGGTTTTTTATTGGGAAAGTAAACCATTCCAAATCTCCACCCTTTAGGAAGCTGATCAGTGATTTCAAGTGACAATGATTCTATATAAATTATAGGCTTTTCGTAATATTTCATTAATATCCTATCAACCTTAGTTATAGGGTTATCTTGATCTTTTTTATAAAAAGATATATTATCTCCAGTAAAATCCCTCTCGAAAGAAAAAGAAGGTCCATCTAAATTCTCAGTTACTGTTAAATTTTTATTGAAAAGGCTTTCAATGAAGGACTTTCCTTTTTTCTCGTATATGTCCGTTAAGTATTTTATTCCAGCCATTAGTTTAAACAATTAATAATTTTTCTACCTTTTAAATTACAAATTAAAAGATGTCCTATCCTTAAATTTTTCTTAGGTACAAAATCAGAACTTATTATATATTCCTCTAAAAATTTCATGATGCTGACTACTAAAATCCTAGATCTATAGCTTACTTCCGGATTATTATTTAAGTCATTTAATATGTCTATATAGTCTTCTAAGGAGCTTTTTTTATCCGGCTTAATCAATGCCTTAAAAATATCCTTTTCAATCGTGTATACAAGCTCTTTTTCTATAGTAATGCTCCAATTTCCTGTGACGTCTTCTGTTAATATTCCCCTTTCTCCTAAAAACGTCATAAATGAAAAATCGTCGCCATCTGGAGAGACCGAATGAATCTTACATCCCGTATAGTGCTGTAAAACTGGATAAAGTGCGGTACTTTGTATATGGCTAAGCATTCTTTATTATTCGTCTTCGTCTTCTTCGTCCTCGTCGTATTCTTCTTCGTCCTCGTCGTCTTCGATTTCGTCTTCCACTTCATCATCATCTCCTTGAGGAATAGTAGCAGAATACTCGTCATCTTCATCCTCATCCTCATCTTCATCCTCATCTTCCTCGTAGCTGCCTTCAGTTTCTTCCGGATGACCGTTATGCTCTTCTCCATAGGTATATCCAGAATTTGGATCTTCGTGTTCTTCCTCCTCTCCCATTTCTTCTTCCTCTTCTATCTCGTTCCAAACAGGTTGCATTTTACAAGTTAGATATTTGCAATAAACATCTCCAGTTTTTCTGTCTTCGATTGTTACCATTCTAGGCCCGTTTATCTCGTCTAGTTCTATACTTGCAGCAAACATTTTAGACTCTTCTAAATTAGCAAAAGGTCCGAAAGTGTAAGCTCCTAGATCAGGAGTAGTTTTTACTTTAAGTGGAGAGGACATCATATCTTTACTGTATCTAATCATTTCTCCCCCTTTATCAAAATAAAAATCGTCACACATAGTTACGAAATGGTAGTTAGGATCCCCACCATCGCCTACCATCTGCTTAGCCATTTCCATGGTCCTAGACTCATTCATTTTCTTTTTGGCGAAATCAAATTTAGATCCAGTTGCTTTAGGTTTTATACCCTTCTCTTTTTTATAATCACTCCAAGCTTTAGATAAGCCATCCATGTACTTTTCTTGAGCTTTTCTATCACCTTGGAATTTTTTATCAAAAGGTCCAGAAACACCATGCTTCTTGTGGTACTTTTTAGAGAACTCAAGGTACATATTTCTTTCATTGACTACCTGACTTTCTTTTAGTTCTTGCTTCTTTTTTTCTACTGCTGAAGAGAATTTTTTCATTTTTTATACATTATTTGTTTGGAATATAGGCTGGGCTGGGTTTGCCTGATGTTGATAATAGAGATTCACTCTATTTCTAGCTATATCATCTAATACAGGAACTTGTCCCATTACTACGTCACCTCTATTATAAAGATCCCCTATGTGATCTGCTAATTGATCCTCCGTTTTTATACTAGGAAGTTCGTTCTGTGCAAAGTCCTCATTTGTATGTCTCATGAATTCTATATCTACTTTCTCATCACTAGGAGATTTTTTAGTGAATTCATATTTAGTAGGACCAAATACTCTTTTTAATACATTAGGTACAACAGATAAAGCGCCAAAAAGAATTTCAAATCCTGTATCAGGTCCCCCGTGGGTTCTCATTGATCTATTTTGTCTTACTTGTTGCTTTCCTATTTCTGCCGCTCTGTTTATTCTATTTTCCATTTTTTGGAAAAAGTCACGAGTTTTCTGTAGAACAGTAGGATTGCTGCCTAATTCATAATGATTTTTAGCTCTATCTTCATAAGTAGAAGCATTGTTTCCTAAATGCCTCCTAAAGAAAAGATCTTCACTAGACTCATTAATTTGGCAAAAATCCTTGAAGTTTTTAATTTTATACATCAAAGTGCTTTATTTCTACTCTATATATCCTATTTCCTAAATTTTGACGTTATATATTTTGTAATCGAAATGCTCCCTCTTATAAATCTCTATTCTTTCCTTGGAGTGCTTAAGCAAATAATTCTCTTTTCCTTCCCAAGCAAAATCATCTACAAAATCTATTATATTAACTTTCTCCTTCCCTTCGAACAATCTCATACCCCTTCCCAAACTCTGTTTTATAAGTACCTCAGATTTATAGGACTCGGTTAAGAATATATTGTGGATGTTTTTTACGGAGATCCCAGTAGACATTGTTCCGAAAGAAGCTACCATTATTTTATTAACTCCCTCCTCCATTCTTTTGGTGAATATATCTCTCTTGTCAGGCTCTGTATCTCCATCTATATAGTACGCTTCCCTATCGTTGCTTCTTTCCCTTATTCCATCATATATTTTCTTACCGTATCCTTCTCCAACAGATTGGAAAAGTATTAATGAGTTCTTTGATGTTTTGAGAACAAAATCTATTATATAGTTAAGCCTTTTCTCTGAACCGACAACAAGTTTTCTTTCCAGATTAAAGATCTCATTACCTTCCATTTCAGTTTTGTTCTCTTTAAGGGAGGATAATTTTTCTTTTATCTCGTCATCCATCCAATCCATTTTTACTATCTTAATAGAGACGGGGGTAGCATATTTGTTATCAAATAAAAACTTGGGTGATATCTCCATTATTAAAGGTCCGAGAAATTGCTGTATGGTTAGATATTCAGCAGTGTTTTTGTTTGCTAATGTTCCAGACAATCCAAATCTCCATTTAGAATCCTTACAAACTGCTACAACTTTTTTTATAGAAGCACTTTGAGCTTGGTGACACTCGTCAACAAAAACAGCTTCGATGTCGTTAAAAAATTCAGGATCCATTTTCACCAATGATTGATATGTTCCTATCATTAGTCCGCCTGATATTTTTTTCTTATTCGCACCGTGTATTTGTTGAATCTCGCAATCTTCTAATTTCTCTAATCCATATTCTTCGAAATCTTCAGCACCTTGTATAACAAGGTTTGTATTGGGAACTATCATAAGGAATTTCTTAACCTTCATTACTTCCTTAAGATATGACATAACCATAAAAGCAATAAGAGTTTTTCCTGAGCTTGTAGCAACCTCAGAAACAGAGAGTTTAAATTTTATAATCTTCCATGCTGTTTCTATCTGGTAGTCTCTTGGCATCTTGTTAGGATCACCACCTACGCCATCTTTAAAAAATTCATTGATCCATTCGGTATAAGATTCAAGAGTGAAAGATTGATCTATTAATCTTTCTAATCCCTCTATTTTTACTTCGATCTTATATTTTTCACAGATCTGATATACCTCAGACCATAGACCTATAGGTATTCGCCAAACGGGTAATTTTTTATCAACAAAACAGATTGAACCATCCCAGTGTTTTTTCTTAACGAGCGGATGGAAAAAGTGGTTGTGTATCTTTTTAGTTAAAGAAATATCAATTTGTTTTCTTTCAAATTCCTCATTATAATCTACTAAGCTTAACCAGTTATTATCTTCACTTACCCTAAATATTAACATTATCAATAATTATTTCTAACAGCACCAGATCTTAAATACTCCTCCAGTGCTATTCTGCTTTTCACCCCGTATAACATGTGATCCACAGTTTTCATAGTTTCATTAAAGAAATAAATCTGGCCATCAACTAGGTCCATCCTTTCTTTTAATTCAGATAGATCTCCCTCTATTAAAGGGGTCTTTTCATTTGCTCCATATTTAACTTGAACAGATTCCGAATAATATCTAAGTCTTTCAGCTTTATCTTTTCTATACTTAGCATTAAGCTTTACCATAACCTGTCCTAGCTTTGAATACATTTCCAATAGAACCTGCCTACTAGAATATAGATCAACTTGAACCTCAGCTAACTCTTTTATATTTTTCATCCGAATAGAGAGAGTCCTTATTTTCTCCGTCCATTCTTCCCTTTCCAACTGGAAATCTCTAGCGAAATCCTTCTTATCTACATTAGGCTGTTGCTCTGACATTTATTATTTTTTTTATTTTTAGATATTTCTTTCACTTCAGAACTTATCTTACTTTTTAGTTTAGGAATTGAAAAGTTTTCAGAAACATCAAATTCGGGTAGCTCTAAATCCCCTTTAATATCTATAGGAAATTTTATCTTATTATTATTTTTTTTAGGCTTTTTCATATATCTATAATATCCCATTTATCAGAGGAGAAGAAATTATCCAATCTTTTTATTTTCTTTCCTGTGGATCTAACATAGTTAACTACATCATTCAAATCCCATTTATCTCTCTCTGGCAAATCGCACTCTTTTATGAATCTACCCCAAAGAAAAACTTGTTCACCTTTTTCTAGGAATTCTCTAGCTTTTTGTCTACCAACATCATCACCGTCCAACATCCATCTCTTATTACCAACATCAAAAGGAAATGGGTTGTTTATAGAACACAATGCTATTGCATTAGGACAGAGCCAAGCATCTAAAGGCCCCTCGAATGTTGTTATCATGGAGTCCAAATCAACTGTAGAAAATCCAAATACACTAGATATAGGATCAACCTCCTCAGCTTTTAATATTGTTTCTGGCTCCGTTATTTTTAGAAGATTCTTGTATATCCCACTAAGCTTGTAGGTGTAATATTTACTTCCTCCATTCTTTTTTGCTACTGGCCTAATTTGGAGGCCAAGTACTTTGGTCTCGTCTCCAGACAGATTTAATAAATATAAATTCCTTCGAGAAGGATCCCAAAGAAATTTAGAATCCGGTATATGATTTCTTTGGAGCAACCACTTTTCTCCATAAGTTCCTGGTAGTTCTATTAGATCTAATTTATTCTTTAGATCCTCTCGGTCAACCAATATTTCCTTGTAATTTTCAGCAAAGAAATAATCTAATGAATTTCTTATTTTCTTCCTTATGGTCGAATCCCTAGATATCTGAGCTATTTCTGATATCTCGTCAGAAGAAAGCATAGATTGTATTTCAAAATCTCTAGTTAATTGATTGAGATTTTTAAAAATACCGCATCCTCCATTATAACATTTGTAGGTTAAAGTGTCTAGATATAGATTTCCTCTTTTCTTCTTAGCGTCTTTGGAATCGCCACAATAGGGGCAACAGAAATTTAATCTATTGCCCCCTTGGTAAATTTTTAATCTATAAGGATCATTACCAAAGAACTTAAGTAGAGCGGAAGATACTATTCCTTTTACTCTATCTACTGATAGTCCACTTAAAGCCTTCGATTCCATAACAATCCATTATTATTTTATTATAGATCGTTATAAAGATCGTCTAAAGACGGTGCTGACTTTTTAGGTGAGGATTTAGCAGGTTTTGCTGGAGCTTCCTCAACATCATCATCATCATCAGATGTTGATGTAGTTGATCTTGAATTAGCTTGCTCGTAAAAATCATCCGCAGAAACAGAAGGATCTGAAGATGTTTTAGAATCTGAGCTAGATCCAATAATCTCAGAAACCATTCTTCCGTCAGGAATAGTGTTTCTAATAATTCTCATGATTTTTTCAGACTCTTCATCAGACCAATCATTGTAATCATACTTATCAAGATCCAATGGACCAGTTTTTAAATATTTAGTTACAACATCTCTACCTGATTCTGTTTTTTCGACTGCTTCTCCATTAATCATTATTGGCATTTTGTCTCCAACAAACTGACATAGATCATAGTTGTTCCATTCGCCAACTTTTCTTACTTGAATACCGAAATTTTTACCTTCGAATAAATCGTAAGGATTAGATGGATTACCAAATTCTGGTTTGATCTGTTGTTCGATAAGATCGTTAACTTTTCTACCAAATTTAAAAATCATGATCTTACCTTCAAGATCTGGACGATTTGAGTCTTTAACTACCTGAATCAAAGAATAGAAATCTTCTTTTCTAGAGAAAGATTTAGAAATTTCTTGATCCTTAGCAGAAGGGGAATTCTTAAGCTTCCAGAAAAGATCTTTAAGAATTGATTTTTTGCCTACTGTAGATGGACAAATAGCTTTATGGTTTGTACCATCTACTGGGTCTTTTAACCAAACGTAGTATTGGTGGATTTTTGATTTTTTTGGGTTTGTGATGTTTGGTAAAAATCTAACCAAAGATTTATAAACCCCGTCCTTACCTAATTCAGGATAAGGTTTATAGAGGAATTCGTCCTCCTCTTTTTTAACTTCTTGTTTAACAAATGCCTCATTGTCCAAATTAAAAATGTCGAAATTTTCTTCCATGATACTTAAATTATTTAAATTATTACTTATTATTTAATACTTATACCTTCTTACCAGATAAAAGTTTCTCTAAATTTTCCTCAACGAATAAAGATATCCAAGTCGCATCAACTAAATCTGAACAAGGACCATCTACTTTATTAGATCCCTTGATCCATGAATCCTTATATTCTTTTAAAACGTCCAAAAATGGTTTAAGTCTTAAATCTCCAATTCTTTTCTCTATTAATGTATTATATAGTTCATCTTTCTTTGAGTTTCCCTTTAATGCGTATTTCTTAATAGTAGTTGGGGAAAGAACAAAGAAGTTATTAGGATCTATTATTTTAACTATAGCAGACCTTACTAATGCAGTAGTCATTGAAATATCTATTAGTGAATTACCAGACGACCCGAAGGATAATCCTTCCATACCAACTATGGTATTTTCATCAAGATAAGGATTAAGTAGATCCATCACTAGGTCGGAGAAATAGACAGCATTTAAAATCTTTTCCCTCTCCTTTATGTGATACTCCCCCGTAAATTCTTTCTTTGATACTATGTTTATTGAAATGTTGTTATTATCATTTAGAACTTTAAAAGGAGATCCTTCTTTTTTTAGCATCTTGTCGATGATGTTGGTTGTTCTGTGTAAGCTTATCCAATTACAACTATTCTCAGTCAATATTGAAAATCCTGGTGAATTCAATGAAAAATCTATTCCTATTATTCTATCCGATTTCAAGATTGAGATTAATGTAATTGCATTTAAATCCTATACTAAAAGTTGAGAATTGTGGAGTAGTACTTGCATAGTTTAATTGTATCTCCGACAACGAAGTATATATCGGTTGTTGTAAAAGAACACTAGCCATAACTACACCATCGTTATCTAAAAGCAACAATCTGAAATCTGGAAGATACTCATTAGGATTTTGGAAGTCTAGAAATTTTATAATATTCTCATACAAAACCCAATAGTTTATAAATCCCTCACCAAGCTTAAATGTAACGGTGAAATCTCTCTGTATTAAATTTTGAAGAGTTGTTGCACTTTTATACGATTGTTTAAAACCGCCAGGCCTAACTTGTTCTACTGAATCTATAGTTCTTAGTGTTGGAAAATTAACCTGTTGTATTGTAGAGTTTATAAAGCTATCTACTGTATCATAAGGAATAGGCATCCTATTGATATACTTTTCATATTTTTCAACGACTTCTGGTAAAATAAATCCCTTAGGAAATGAAAATATAAAGCCGTTTTGCCTGACATTTAAAATCATTTATTAGGATTATTTTTAACCGAATTAGGATCATCAGTAACTGGGAATCCTAAAGCGTTACAGTATTGTATGTATATTTTATTAAATGCTCCATTTTCTAGTTTAGGGTGAACTTGAAGAGCTGCTGTTAAGAACTGAGCTGCTTTAAGTCCCTTAAATAAATTAGCACCTGGCGCTCCTGGTGTGAAATAATAATTAACCACCTTCTGTACATTTAACCCTTGGGATTCTCTTCCTGATATAGAATCTGCCAAAGCATCTATGTTTATATTATTTGACTGAATGCTGCTTTTTAAAGGAGTAGTAGTTTCTCCTTTTCCTGTTTTTACAAAACCGCCAGTGGTGTTTATTAGGGATGCTGGTTTAACACTGAGGATAGAACTACTTCCTAGAGGATAAGGTTTTTTAATGTTGATTTGTTTTGTCAAAGGAACTTTGGAAGCTATTTGATTTCCTTCAGATGTAGTAGCTCCAGTTGTTCCGGTTGATCCTGTGACTGCTACATCAGTTGTGGTAACAACAGCAGACCCAGTAACACCACCGGTGGCTGCAGTAACTTCTCCTACAGTAACACTAGTTCTTGCTATAAATTCTGCTTGTGTTTCCCAAGATCCCGAATATAGCTTAGTCTCTGTTCCGTCCGGTGTTTTTGTTATAATATAAAAATCTCTAGAGGTAAATCCTAAAACTTTTTTAGAATTAGTGTCTACCACTTTAAATGCTATCTGACCAGCGGAAGGATTAGACACAGTGGATTTGTTTTTTATATTTTCGACTCTTACACTCTGTCCGCTGCTATCAAGAAAAACAAGATAGTAACTTAAAGACGTTCCTAAATCTATTATCTCGGGAGATGTACCTTCTTTGTAATTATAAACTGTAAACTTATAGAAGTTGTCAAATGGGTCAACGACTATTTTTCCCTTACCCTGTCCAGATATTTGAGTTGCACCAGGGACTGATGTCTCAGATATTAAATCTCCGTTTCTATCTATTACAAGTGTTTCTTTTGTTATTGATATGTTGTTATCCTTATAAAAGACAGGAATTCTTTTTTCTATAGGAGCAGCAGGATTAGGCATAACACCACCCGACACAACGTTTGGTGCTTGAATTATTTTATTATAGACCTTCTGTGAATAAGCTCCAGTAGTAAGAGAGATGACGTTGTTTTCTTTTCCGTATTTATTTACATCAAAAGAACTAATAGAGGATCTTCTGATTATTTGATTCTGATTCCCCTTGTTAACTAATCTCATAGTGTAATTAACTAGGAAAGAAGTTGTCAAAGGATTTATAAGAATAGGCCTAAATATGTTAGGTGCATTAAAATCTTGTGTCTGAGTGTTACTAAAGTTATAAGTTGTAATGTATGTTAGTCCAACTTGTTCTTTCACCTCTATCTCGTTTATTACATAATAAATGTTGCCAACTTTACCTTCTGCATTTAAGAAATCCTCTAAAAAATTTCCATCCCAAGTTGGATAAAATTCCAGATAGTTATAGAATTGATTTTGTTGGATAACAGCAGCTAAGGAAGAAAAATTATCCTTAGGTATTACAGAAAGAGAGCTTCTTAACTGTGCTATATAATTTTCATATCCATTTTTAAGAACTGACTGTGTTATCTCATATAGAGACACATTTATCGGAGCGTCCTTTAAAAACCCGTTTCCGTCCGATGATATCTTAGCTGCTAGAGTGTTTGCTTGTGCCGGTGTGTTTGCTAGTATATCAAACTCATAAACCATGTTAGCATAAGCAGGAATCTTTACCTCTATGTAATGATCATAAAGAGCACCACCTAAATAGATAGGATTAGGATTAAGAACCACAGAAGAAGTATCAGATTTAGTGATTAATCTCTGAAATATAGTTGCTTTCTTTCCAGTTCTCTCTTGGAACTCGCCCTTTATTATAATACCATCTATGTTTTCGAAATTGTATCCTGCTACTATATGGAATTTTATAGTGTCATAATAAACACCTATGTTGGAAGGAAATACTACAGGTAAATTGTTTACTGAAGTTAATTTAGGATCAGTGTCTAGATAAGGAACTAAATAATCCTGATCTAAAGTTACAAATCGATTTTTGTCGGTTTGAACAACACTAAGATCCCTTACGTTTCCTGTTGTGAATTCTGATGCTGGGTTATTTAATATCTGGACAGAATTATTGAAATAGCCATTAACAATTTTCTCGTATCCTATAGCAGGATTACCTGTGTTAACATAGTAAATTTCAGGAGTTGGTGCAGTCGTGTAGTCATACTCCATTAATAAGTAACTACCGAATTTTATAAATCTTTCTGTCGAGGTATAAGCCATGATTTATATATCCCTTAAAATTTGATGATAGAATATTGTATACCCACCCCTATATTAAACATCGCACCAGCAATAGGTTTTCCATTCAAGCCGTATCCTGCTCCTAAACCGACTCCCACATAAGGACCCACAGAGAATTTCTTATTAGGGAACATGTTCTTTAAAACAGTAGATTTATAAGGATCAATAATAGCTCCCTCGATATCAGTTATCTTCATTCCTGGATATTTAGGAGTTACAAAAATTTCTAAAGATTTATCTTTTTCCCTTAATCCAGTCACAAAAGAAAATCCCATTTCGTCTTCATTTATTCTGGTTGCACCTGGAGTCACTTTATTAGTAACAGAATCTATTTTAAAAAAGCTATTTCCTGAAAATTTTCTATAGTTATTTGCAGAGAATGTAGTGTCAAATTTCCAATCAAGACTATAACTTCCATCAGGATAAACAGTCAGATAATTATTAACATATTGTGTGTCAGTCTCGACAACTGTTTCAACATCGTGTATGACAATAACATCACCCTTAACCTTTTTAAGCTCATCCGCAAGATTCTTATTTAAATCCTCCAGATTTTTCTTAGAAGCAAGAAGTGTTTTTCTAACATACATGTCTTCTCCTGCTTTGTTCTTTTGGAGTCTTACAGTGTCTTTTAGTGCATCTAAATTATGATTCTGTATAAACATCTGGGACTTAAGGTCTGCGTTGCTACTACACTGTCTAAATAGCAATAGAAGCAATATTGAAATAGCTGCAACAAGCACTATATCCTTTCTTTTAAGAATTTTGGTAATTAAAGATTCTTCTTTCATCTTCTCTTGTTTTATTTAATAGATCTACCGTCTCAATTGTTTTTCTTTTTAGATCTTCCAATTTTTGATCATTTTCTAATAGATCTTTCTTATCTTTTAAATGCTTCTCTATCTCCATTTCTAATTTATTCAGATCATTGTGTAAATCAGAATATTTTTGTATGAACATCACTTTAATATTTTCCATTTTTATGCTACTTCTTGTACTATAAAATTAAGTGTTGCTGTACCAGCACCAAGTCCAGCAAAAATAAACTGGCATGTAGTAGTACTAACTGCACCATAAGGGAAAACTCCTATATTAGCATTAGTTGGTGTACCAGAATAAACACTACCTAATACAACTAATTCACTAGTAGAAAATGCAGTAGTAAAAGTTATCTGTACCCTTGCAGTATTTAATCCGGAAGCAACCATACTGGCGGTAAATCCACTACCACTTACTATAGTAACCGGATTAGACCCATTCATATTACAAGTAATTACCCCCGATATTATTTTTTTAATAGGTGTTCCACCTGATCCCACTGTTAATGCTCCTCCAGTTATTGTATTATTCCCGTTGATTGTAACATCCCCTGTGACGCCAATATCTCCAGTAACCCCAATATCTCCAGTAACCCCAATATCTCCAGTAACCCCAATATTACCTTTAGCTTTGATAGCATAATCAGAACCAGCCCCAGAAACACCTATAGCTGATGTATAATCTATTGACTGTCCTATCGATATATTTGTACCTAAATTAGAAACGAAGAATCCTGTAGTGTTTGCTGCAGTTACTGGTGATGTTCCAGTTGATGCACCTACCGCAATAGCAACGGAGTCATTAGCACTAGGACCAGTAGACGGATTAAGCGGAACAATAGAAGTTATCTCTATACCATTCGGGTAATTGTTTACCGAAAGCCCAGAGGCAAATGTTCCTTTACCAATAGAAGATGTTGTGGAATATAAATTTCTATGTATTTTTAGTAAAGAATTTCCACCCACTGCAGCATTGTTTCCAGTTGCACCAAGATTAAATAAAGAACGAGGATCATCAGTACCAATTGTTTGTACCCCAGTAACATATAAGCTGTGATTAGCTCTATTATTAGCTCTGTATGTTGCGCCAGTTAGAGAAGCTAATTCTGGAGATAGGTTTGAATTAACACCAATAGAAACCCCTCCTGTTGTACTTCCAGAAGCACCATAAATCGATAGCAAAGAACTATTTATAGTTCCCATGATAATAGTGTTTCCTCCACCAGTACCATTGGCCATAATTTCTAATCTCTTATTAGAATTTTTAGTTTCTATAAGAGTTCTATATGCTGCGCTAGAATAATTATAAACCCCACCATTTACAAATGTTGTAATTGAAAAAACCGGACCAGAAGCACCTGCATTAGAAACATTAGATATCTTTTGTGTGTAATTTATTAAAGGCTGATTAAAACCACCCAAGTTGTATCCAGTTCCAGCAAAAAATTCTTGAACTATGCTAGGCCCTGTTCCAGAACTATCAAAGATGCCGTCACCTATTGTTGTTCTAGGAGAATAATTAGCACCTTTAGTTTTTATTTGTAATCCTGGACCATAATTAGGGGAGGTAACGAATAATTGTGGATATCTTCCAGCTAACTCTGAAGGTCCCGTTGTTTGTAATCCGCCGGAGCTATCTCCGGTAGGATTATTGTACCCTACCATTGCATGTCCATTAACAAAAAGAACACCTAAATTATAATTAGGGGTTCCGGATTCTCCTACAAATAAAGAAGATGTGTGAGGTGATGATCCTGTACCTATACTTGCGTTTCCGTTTACTGCCAATCTTCTATTATCAACAGAAGCACCGACGTGTTTAAACTCACCAGTTCCTAATCCTACACCTAATCCGGTAGAATTAGCAAAAACAGGAGCAAAAGATTGATTAGTAGGTGTGGACGTGTTATTAGAGAGTTCTAAAAATCCCCCATTAGAACTAGCATCTATAAAAGTTCCTTTATTAACTGAAGATGTCTTAAGTAAGATATTATCACTGGATGAAGTTGCAGTTATTTCACTACTGCTTAGCATGTTTATACCAGACTCGGCAGTTGCTCCATTTGATACTATACCTATTGATCCCTTGGGATTTACAAAGCTAAGATTATAAAATCCTAATCCTGCTCCAGTAGACCCCGATGGGTTAACTGAAAGGTCCCAAGAAAAATATGGGTTGTACAAACTTCCAGTTGATCCAGATCCACTCGGGCTTATATCGAAAGTAGATCTAGCAAAGCTTATTAGCTTTGTTCTGTCATCTTTAGTAGCAATCTTTAGCTTTGCATTTTCGAAGTTTAGATTGTCTATTGCAGTTCCACCAGGGGTATACTCAGTAATTGTAGAATCAGATAACACCAATCCTTTATCTCCTGCAGTCGCACCTGCTAGTAATATGGCTTGTGCAGTAGCTCCCCCAATTATATCAATAGGTGTTACTTTCTGAAATAAATCTCCCGCGTTTAATCCATATCCGGTATTAACCCATCCAGTAGCAGTAAAAACATAAATATCCTGATTTGCAGAATCTGGATCTAGCCAGTAATCTCCTAAAGTTGGAAAAGTCCAAGGATTTGATCCGGTAATCCCACCAGAGGCAGGAGATGTGTCTTGTACAAACCATTTGGTTCCTGAAGGTCCCTGAACTCCTTGAACCCCCTGAGGTCCCTGAGGTCCAATGGGTCCAGTAGGACCTATCAATCCTTGAGCTCCTTGTGGTCCTCCGCCTGCACTAAGTATTTGGTCAAAGTTATAATTTAATTTATCAACTATGGTAGACTGATTGTCTCCCTGTAAAATATTTAGTATATTAATCTGTGGCATCTCTTTTTATAGTTACATTATATATCAAAAATCCGTCCCTCTATTAAATTTTTCCTATATCTATAGAGAAACAGACAGAATAATTGAAAGAAGGATCTTTAGGAATTCTAAATTCGTATCTTAGATCATTTACTTTAGTGTATCTTACCTCTTCAGAATTAAAATATCCATTAATCAATTTCTGATAATCTGCTAAATTACCTATTACTGGTACTAAAGTCTCATTTGATGACACCGGTACTTTTTTAAGATATCCTCTGTTTAGTTTAGATTGAAATATAGGAATTATATTTTGATTCATATATTCTTTGAAATCGTCATCAATATCAGAAGTGTTTCCAAAACCAAATTCAGGAATTATGAATTTATTAAAAGATTCTTTGCCACCGTTTTCTAAGAAATATCTATTCAGCATTCTATCCATTAAAATAACACCTTTTAATTCAGTGGGGGTATTTTCCCATAGTATTTCATAGTTAGGGTAGTTATTATAATTTAGATCTAGTACATCTTTTAATGACTGAAAATACACAAGCTGTTTCTGTGAATTTATCAAGTCTGGAGTCTGCATGAATTTGCTACCGAAGAAAGATTTTTGCTCCTTCATTACTCTAGTACCCGGGAGATTTACATATCCAGTAGGACCAGTGTATTCTCTATAAAATCCAGGATCCCAAGAACTTTCAAAAATAGAAAGATTTCTTTTATCCACTGGGGTTTCTCCTATAATCGTGTAAACAGGATTATAAGGGGAATTTTGTCCGATTCTAAATATCCATTGAGGAGAGTACTTATAATAGTTAACATTTTTAGATACTCCAAAATTATCTTTATATGGACCAAAAGAACAATAAGAGTACTCTATAGGATCTATTACTTTTATACCCCCTCCCATGTATTTTCCTCCATTTGCTACGTAGTAAACAGTAGAAGGGAAGTCATAAGGCACGTCTATCTCTACATAGGATCCAGTAGTTCCTGGTGTTCCAAATAGTGTATATCCCTGAGTTATCGAATCATTTGAAATATCGTTGCCAATTTGATTCTCGGAAAAATATATTTGATATCCAGTATTGCTAGCATCACTAAGATCGAAGTAATAGATTACTCCCTTGATTAAATTTATTTCTCCCTGGGCCACACCGTTTATTTCTAAGCAACTAGTAGATCCAATATCGTAAGATGATGATTCTTCTGGTTTTTCAACAACCTTTACTGTGAATGTGTTATAGTTTGGTATTGTCCATGCAGGAACATCGTATTTTACATCTTCGAAATTTAAAACCTCTCTGAAGCTAGGAACGTATTCTCCTCCATATCTATAAAGCTCACTTTGTCCGTCGATATCCTCTGTTTCATATCCCACATTAAATACGCTTAACTCTTGTGGCTTATCTGTTATTTCTACTGGAACAATAACAGTTTCCTGTTCAAAGAACGAAGGCTTGATAAACTCTAAAACGAATTGGTTTTCTAACACCTTCGTGGTTTCCGATGTTTCATCCCACTCATAAGTTAAATAGTCTATATAAGGATATCCTGTGTTAACCCATAAGGAAAGATTAGCAAAAGATATTTTTTCTAAAATATTTTCCCAATATCCTATTCCGCCTTGTCTTTGGTAGATAGGAATATTTAAAAGCGATGAATAGTTTGCTATAGTTGGTATGTTAACAGGACCAGGTATACCAATATCACTGAAGTTAAACTGGTATCCTGGTTGTATATTGGTAAAATTTATAACACTCTGTCCAACCCCAGTAGGAAAAGGAAGGGTGTAGCCACTGTAAGGAGAAGGTCCAGCAATTCCATAGAAAGATCCAGGACTAGTTGTGTTAGGTCCAGAAATTGGATTTGGTTGAACCGAAGGAAGATAAGTGAAATTTATTTCATCTCTTAAATCCGTTTCATAATCAGGATTAGGAATAATATAAATTTCGCCCTCGTTCCCTACTGTACCGCTATTAACAGTTGAGAATAGTCCTTGGATGTTGGGAGCAGATGATATATTAAGTGCTGAAGATAGTTTGATATCTCCCACTGTAGGTAATTCTACTAATCCAGAAGGAAGTGAAGAACTAACAACGGTAGAAAAATAGGAGCTATCTAGTTTGTCTTTCAATGAGTATAATAAGAAATAATCTAAATCTAGATATTGATTTTCTGGACTTATATTTTCAAAATTCAAAACCCTAGCATCTTCAATTAAAACCTCTATGATAAAAGTTATATTCTTAAATGTTCTATTCTCTACTACTTTTATCTTAACTGGGGTTTGTATTTCATCTAGTATGTTTTTTACAGGCACTATAACACAAGAGAACTTATAGTCATCATAAAATCTATCATCCTCGATGTATTTAATTGATTCTCCCTGTGCATAGTCAGTGAATGTCCTTTTAATTCTTACCTTAGCACCCCTAAATAATGTTTCTGAAAATTTACTACCACTATTAAAGTCAAACACCGAATATCTTTCGGTTAAACCTATTTTGTTTATTGTTGTGCTTCCTGGATAATATTGTGCTAAGTCATCTCCCTCGATTGAAAAATAATCTAAGAAATAATCCCTTAAGGCTGGATTTGCATCCGACAAGAAGGAAAGATTGATTTCACTAGCTAGATAATTTTTGTCAGAATGTATACTTTCTTCTGGAAAAGAATAAGGCGGTTTTTGTAACTGGTACCATTCGTGAGTAAAGTATTGCGGATCCTGTGCTCTTCTAAAGAAACTCGGTGAAAAATTTAAAGGACTAAAAGCTATATTAGCATTTAATCTATATCCATTTCCTCTAATATCTGTTCCTCCTCTATAAACCCATTTAGTTATATAAGGACTAACTCTACTGTTGGTAGCAAATAATGGATTATAATTATCCTTCGTGTAGTCATATTCAGAACTTAGCTTACCAAAATTTAACTGTTTATATTTTGTGTCTAATCCTATGGCATTATCAATAAACTCAAGAGACTGTATACCGTAAAATCCAGGAAAAGAATCTAAGTCCGGATAAAAGGAATAATCAAAATTACTAGTGGTAACTCCAGTCGTAATGTTTCCTCTTGATGACAATGTCGGAAAAACATTAGACTCTGCTCCAGTAGAACCGGTGGCTAATGTATACTCTTCTTCTCCTGCTATCCCTTCAAAGAAATCCGGTCCAATTATAGTATTAATTGGGGATCCTGAAGTTGGATATATTATTGTCGCTCCAGAAGATACGAAGTATGTTTTTCCTGGAACTATTTTAGTTATTCCTGAAGGTTGAACATCTAAATGTTTATAGTACTCAGATGTTGGAGTATATCCATATTGGCTATACCAGAAATCCATATCTATTTCTCTTAATCCATAGAAAGAAAAAATTCCTAGCGGAACGTCATACGTATCAAATGCTGAAATAGATCCAGATGTACCAAAAGCTATTGATTCAGTAAAATTAGATATTTCGAGCGTGGCGTGTGTTTCAAAATCCTTAAGTCCTACTATTTCACCTTTCTCGTCTTTAGCATATTGATCAACAAACCTATACTTTCCTACAACAATAGAAGCTCCCCTGTTTGAGTATTCTGGTATATTATTAAATGAATCTGTGGATGTACTTTTTATAGTTTCTATAAACGTTTTGCCTATCTCTATCTTATTTGCATCCTCTATCTTAACCTTAACTCTTGTATTAGCATAATTAGATCCGCCTAAGAATGATTGTCTCTGATTTATATCACAAACATCTTTTTCATTTATAAAGACAATGCCTCTTTTGGTATCAGGCATTCTTTGGGATGTTGTAAAATTCTGAAAAAAGTCTAAATAATATTTAGTGTTCTCCTGTATACCAACTGCATTTGTTCTTATTACAATCTCGTCTCCTGAATTAAAGGCCTCAAATGAGTTGTAATTGAAACTATTGAAAATACCGGTTAAAGCCTCTGCAATTTCTTCATTTGTTCCAAAGGGATGATAATAATAAACATTGTCCTGGGCATAAAAGCTTCCAGGTCCCCACTCATCAATAGTAGAAGAAAGATCCGATGCTCTAATTATGTCATATTTAGCGCCAGGTAATCCATGATAGCCTAAAGGATTATAAAATATAAATGAATTCTCGTTATAATTATTTAGCTCTCCTGCTATTCTAATAACGCTGTACCCTCTTCCTTTCTGTCCTGTAGTTACTGCAGGATATTGCTTTCTAGTATCTACGTCCTTTCCTGATAATAAAGATAGGTCTAGAGATGTATCTTGTATTACTAATTGGTTCTCGTATCCATTTATTCCGTAAACTGAATACAGTGGATCTGGTGATGAATTTCCATAATCTTCGTACCTTTTTAGAGAGTGAAAATTATCTTTCTTGTCTTTTATCCAAAAAAGTTTAGTTTCCTCTAATATGTTTACGTCATCTGAGTTTGGTATAACCCCCGATATGTAGTTAGGATCTAAATATAATCTTACTCCATTGTCATTATATTGGTAATAAGAATTTTCTTGGTAATAGTATCCTTTATTATTTTTTTCAGGAACTGGGGTGTTTCCAGAGGTTCCTTGACTTTTGTAAAGTGCATCCCCATCTATCTTAAAATTAGCTATCTCTGGGGCATTAACATATAACCCAAAATATCTATTTATAGTGTAATTGGAAGAGTCGTTGTCATTAAATAAAAACTCTAGATTTAAAAGCTTATAGCTTAATACCCCATTGTTTCTGAATCCGTTAGTTATAAAATCTTCGAATCCTATTTGGGTTTCTGGATTTTTATAATAATCTATTAAATAATCCCCTTTCTTATCAAATATTCCAACTTGATAATTAACACCATTAAAAGTAGTTAACTGATTTTCTTCAAATCTAACATCTATTAGACTATCAGTATACCCAGGAGTATTTTTTATCTTTCTTAGATATTTACCTATTTTAGAATCGGCAGTTAAATCAAAACTTGCTACAACAGTAGACTTTGGTAATATCTTATCGTAGAAATGATCCTCCGTGTTTTCAACATTTCCCATGTTGTATAATGGGTCCAAAAGTATTACAGATCCTTGTCCCTGTACAACATTAAAACTAAAAGAAGTAGCAGTGAAAACATTGCCATCTGTGTAAGTTTGTGTTCCTGAAGATATCTGGAAAGGAAGGTATCCAGCACTTTGTGGATCTATTGAGGTGTCCTGTAAAACTTTATATGTGCTTCCGATAACAAGAGAAGTTACTGGAACTTTGTATGAATAATCTATCGGATCATTTAATTTAAAAATAACAAAATGATCAGGTATATCTTCACCTAACCAAAATGGAGCTAGGTAAGAGAAATCTTCATCATATTTGTCGGAGATTAAAGGAGAAACACCAGAGCTATAAAAAAAACTGTAGCTGTCTGATAAATCCTTTATCTGGTTCTGGACCGGATCTCCTTCACCAAACATACCAAAAACAAACTGTGATGGGGTTTTACCCTCTCTGAAAAATCTATAAAGATCCTTATCATAAGAAGTTTCTGGAGATATCCTAAAGCCTTTATAATAGCTGTTAGACATCTCAGAATTAGAATCTATAGAATTAAGCCATATATCACTTTTGGAATCAACTGTAATTTTTACATTTCCGGATATTCTTGGATTGGCTCTGAGAACTCCAAAAGAAGAATTTTGTTTAATTATTTTCCTTGCCACTTACTAGATAGTTGTTTTCTTACTTTGAGAATAAGCTGGTGAAACTAACGAAGTCTTAGTATAACTTCCTGACACTAAAACATCGAAAGAAAAAAGATCTTCGTTTTTTACCTGTATATCTATTCCTATTTTCTTAGTGTAGGTAATATTCTTAAGGTTACCTGCAGATCTCCATCCTCCAACGTATCCTAGTTTATCTTGAGCTCTCATTTGAAAAACAAGTGGTACTGTTATAGCATTCTCCTGACCAAAATCTAATGTCTTTTTAGCCAATTGAGTAGATCCTTCTATCTGAACCGCTGTGTGATTAGTAGGAGCTAAAAATAAATAGGATCCACAAGAGAACTTACCACATAGGAATTCGTCAGTTTCTACAAATCCTAGTTTATTAGGATATGAGTTATCGTCAGTACCAAAAGAAGACCCGGAGTTAGCTGGATAATATTCCAACTGTTGGTACGAAGAAGATTGAGTTCCTGGTACAGAAGCTGATATATTTGTATCAGTCTCAAATCCTAAAGCGTGTCTAAAAGAGGGATAATTCATAGGTCCTGCAGGTAAAACTGAAGGCCTTATCAATGATTCAAAAATTGTTGAATTTCCGTCGTTTATATCAGGATGAGAAATATGGATACAGAACTCATTAAGATCCCCATTAATATCTGGTGATCCACCTGTGTATGTACCACTCCATATATTAGCGTTAGCACCCGCACTTACCACACTTGTTGTAGATGGTTTAAATGGTATTATTATGCCATCATTATTTATAGGTAACTGGCTGCCTCCCACTGTTGAACCATTATCTATGTTCCATGCTAATGTTGTGGAAGGAACAAAATATAATCCCTCGTCAAGTCCTACACTCTTATATCTATTATAAACAAACTGTGAGTATGCGTTTCCACTTTGATATCCAGAAGCTTGAACAAAAGATCCAGGAGAAGATGTATTAACATTAGCATCAACAATACCAGAAAGCTGAATTGGAGTTTCTCCGTACTTCCTATTATTGTTGTAATCAGCCTGACTAGTAATAGAATTTGGTGCTTTAACTCCTTGACCTCCTGGTATTAATGAAGAAAGTTCTAGTGGTGTTGCTGCTTCGTTTCTTAATTCTAGATAGTAAACAACGTTTGCTATCTTACCTTTGTTACTAGGATTTGAAAGATCTATAAGTTGATCATAGTATCCAGCAAATAAGTTTATAGTACTTCCAGGATTCACTTTGTTAGAAGTGTTTCCACTTCTAATATAAACACCTAATGTTCCTTTAGCTCTAGCAATCAATGCTCTTAATGATTGTAGTTCGTTATCAATTTGTGTTAGCTTCTGGAAAAGATCTAGCGCCTTCCCTGTTGCATCAAAAAATCCAGATGCAATCACTGAAGAATTATGAGCGTAAAATTTATCACCCGATGTGAATTGAGTAGATAAATGCTGATCTAACCCTTTTGCCTGTAAATCGCTTTGTACTTTAGAAACTGCTGTGTCTGTGTTGTTTTGTACAATAAAAGATGAGTTGTCAACCTCGACAACAAGATCTGGTGGAAAATCAACTATTGCCGATGTTGACCAATCAGAAGTTAAAGGGTTAGTTGGCCATCCAGCTTCAGATACTGACTGTACTTGGATTTCTACTTTTTCCCCTTTTGTTATAGAAATATCTAGCTGGTTTATATTGACTGTATTAGCGTCGCTAACGTCTTCAATTTGCCATACATATGTTCCAGTATTAGTATCATATACTTTCTTCCTTACGTCGCTTTTAAATTGAATCCAGTTAGTAAACTGACCAGTTTTTGCTACGCCATTGTTATCAATGTAATCTATCTGATCTACTCCGTTGGGATTACCTGTCAAAGAAAGATATCTGTATCTTACATTAAACTGAACTATATTTTGCTCTCCAGTTTTAGGATCAATTATAGGTTCAGGTATAGGCCAAAATCCCCTTACTCTATATTTAGGTGCTTCAGTTAATTCCGGTACCGCTATAATTAAATTGTTTAATTCTGTTATCGTGGTAGCTACCAATTCAGTTTTAACACTTTTGTCTTTTGTGAGAGCACTAATTTTATCATTTAACTTTTTAAATTCTGCGGTTGGTGTTTTACCAACAGAAGTTGTCGTTAGTTCGGATAATTGTTTTCTAGTTTGATCTATTGCTCTATCTATAGAATCCACTTCATTCTTAAGTGTATTCTTAGTTTTAACCTTATCTTTAAAAGCGTCGCTCTCTTTAGAGTTTGTTATTTGTGAATTTACCCTTACAACTTTAAAGTTACCAGGAGAAACTACAGGAGCTGCTGGGGTTTGTCCGTATATAGCGGGAATAGTATTATCTTTTGCAGATGCTATAAATATTTTTCCAAAATCAGAAACCTGAGAGTTGTAAAAAGCCTCTAATGTTTTTACTCCGTCAGTAGTTGATATCTGAAGCTCATTAGACCAGAAGCAAATTCCTGGGCTATATTTACTAGACGCAACATTAAAATCGCCATCAATAGATTTGATAAATACTCCCTGTCTTTCATCGAATCCAACATTTACCCCTACCTGTCTATTAGACAACACATTAGAATATATTGTTAATACTGAATCTCCCAGCTGTATAGGTTCAAATCCAAATAATCTTTTAACTACCACGGTTTGATTAGTGGAATCAATCGATGTTATTTCATATTTAGTTCCTCCAGCAGTTATTAATATATCACCTTTGGTTAATGTTCTAGAGTTTTGTGTATCTGCTAAAACGTCGTTGTATTTTAGAGTATTAAGTTTGTATTTTCTAACTGTATTAGTAGTTGTTGTTCCATTTACAGTTATCTGTACTTCCTCATCAAATATTCTTAATACTCCAAAAGAACCTGTATATCTTATTGTTCTTAGATCTAAATCATTTATTTGTTCGTCAATAAAATACTGAATGCCTTGGCTCTCTAACGAAGCTATAAAATCAGCATCGCTTAAATCATTTCTACCTTTAATATTATTGTCAAAATATTGCTTCTGTACATCAGATTGTGTGTTAGCAATTATTCTTTTTACATAAACACTTTCTGAATTTTCAGGTATTTGATTTTCAACATCGATTTCTATATAAAGAAGAGGATTTAGAAAAGATTCAAAAAACCAATTATTTCTAGCTTGGAATGTCGAAGGAACCTGTAGACTAGCAGGAGATGATGGATCTTTTAGTGTTTTAGCTTGATATATTTTAGCAACTGTTCCGTCCGGATTTCTAACATTCGCTCTGTTATCTTCTAATCCAGATAAGGCTTTTATATTTTGGTCCAGCCTGTTTATTTCTGTTTTTAAATATCCGAATGATGGTATTTGTATATTTTCAGAAGTGTTATCATCCATCAGGAATTCTATCTCAACAGAATCCTTAGAAGATGTTGTCACATCATTAAGCTTATTTATAATCTCAAGAGAGTTTTTCTGTAGCCTAAGAAACTGTGCTATTAATGATGAAAATGAATTTTTAGTATTCGACATTTTTTTTTATTTTATTTGATCAACTTCAAATATTAAGTTCTTATCATCTATACAAACAATATCAAAAATTGGTTTATAATTAGATCCAGAAAACTGCGTGTTAAGGAATCCTGCAACTACAGAAGAATATGGTACTCCTGAAGGGGTTGATTTAGGATATTCACCTAATGCGTCAGTTAAAATAACAAGTGAATAATTTCCTAGATCTATATCATCTCCTATAACAAGTCTTAAAACTTGTCCTTTTTTCCATTTGTTTATGCTGTCATCTATTCTTATAACAATGTCATTATTAGCTGTTATTGAAACTCCGTTATTTTTATGCTTCAAATAGTTAGTATAAATCGAAAGAGGAATAGTATTTCCTGCCACCGGATTTATAGTAAACAACGAATTGGTTGAAATATTATAATCCTGTTGTGTGACATTAACTTTTAATATATTAGGAGTGTTTCTATCTACTGATGTTCCGTCACCGTCTTTTAATAGGTCAAGATTATATGACATATTAATAGAAGTCTGATTCTGTAATATGTCGTTGATTGTATCGCTATTGTTTTCTATAAGACTTAGAATATCCTGCGTGTTATCGAAAAGAGCCTGATTTGCTTGTAAAGAAGCCTCGATTACATCTAATCTTGCTTTTATCTCTGTGCTGTCGTCAGTGTTTATTATCAGATCTTTAAGATCATTGATATCATTCTGCATACTAGCTATCTGCAATGTCCTGTCATTAAGATTCTTAGCGGCATCTTGTAAAACAGTAGCTGCGTCCATAAAGATGGAAAGTGAAAAAGATGAGTAGTCATTAATAGCCTGCTCAACTCCAGTGCTTTCCACATCGGTATCAAACTTTAGGTTTATTTTAAACCCGTAAGAATTACCATTAAGTTTAGTAATTGCATCTGGCTTAAATTTCTTAAACGAGGGAAGCTTGGCTGCGTTTGTCGAAACAGGCTCAGGATCATTTAAGAAAAGAATTCCATAAAGATTAGTTTCTGAATCGGTGGGATTATTAGGATCATAAACATCATAATAAACTAAAACTGCATTAAACTCAAAAGAAGTTGTAATAGGGGTTCCGTTCCATTCTTCAATCGTTGAAATTCCCACGTAATTTTGAATAGCTTTGTATGATGCTGGATCAAAATCTATCTGAACTCCATCAAGATTGTTTCTTTTATATGTTACAGAGTAGCCACCAGGACCAGAAACTGCTAAGTATTTTTCAATTTCATAGTTACTACTATCGAAAAAAGTGGGATCAGTAAAATACGAATTAGCCTCATCTCTTGGGGAATACCAATTGTTTGTAAAAGATCCAGTTGCAGATGTTCCACTAACACCAGGTTCTCCTAAAACGTCCTGATCAAATATTGCTAATTTAGGTAATCCATTAGGACCGTATAGACCAGAAGCAGAATCACGTCCCTGGATATATTCAGTATCAGTTGGATCAAGAGGTAAGTGTGTCCATGTTCTATCCGGATAATAATTTTCGTCTGCTATTGTTTTAAATAAAACATAAGGCGTTCCTCCGTCTCCGGTAGGTACATGAATATAAACCTCTGAATATGCGTTTTCTGAATTTTGTACAGAGTTTACAACGTCTATGTCCCCTATATACTGAACTATTCTTTCGTATCTAGGATTAGGTGTTCCGTTTCCTGTTAATAAAGTGTCCTCCTCTACCCATCTTTTATCGGAATATGGATATCCATCTTTTGATGTTGTCAGTGTTTGATTTAGGGAGGCAACTACTTCATTCGTGTTTGCTGTCCTATATCTAACACCCCCTAGTTCTTTAACCCATTTCCAAAAAACCCTTTCTGAAACGTTTCTTTTTAAATCCTGATTATAATTAGGATCTGAAATAATAGTTGACTCTAGGTTTAAACAATAATTTTGAAAAGAGATCTCTGGTGAAGGACTTAAATTATTTGGATTTGTTAATATAAAATCCCCAGCAGCAGCATCTAAAAAAGTCGTATCGATAGCATTAAACTGTAAGGTGTTCTCTCCATATGTCGGAGTTCCGAATTCTGGGAGTTTTAATAAAGCATATTTAGAGAAAGTAAATTTCTTTAATGAATTATTAAAGGTTAAAGATAAATCCTCTGCAGAAGAAGAGAAGGTATAAAAGGTGCCTCCTTGAACTGCTATAGGTCTTATATAAGGTGTCTTTGCCATCGATTATTTTTTCTTTATTAGAATGTAAAGCCTTGTGTAGAATTAACAACCACCCAAGATCCTTTTTGTGTCGCTGCTCCCTGATCTATTCTTGGCTCCCACATAAGTGTAATTGATGACTTGTATTGGTTACCAGGTGTTTGTATAATAGGATCTGAATAAGAGCCGTCTCCTGTAGAAAATCCTGTATAATAGTAAGGCGAAGGACCAGTAACTCCAGTAGATATTATTCCTGCAGTGGTAGCAGCGTCTACTAATGTTACTGTGTAGCCAGCAGGAATATCAGAAGCAGTTGCTCCATTACCTGTTGCTGCATAAAAGAAAAATCCTGTAGCGTTTGAAGCATCAGCCGTCGCGCCTGAAACAAAGTCTGATTGTATATAGATAACATTTTCAGTTAAATTTAATTGGTAAGGACTGGAATATGTTCCAGTAACACCTGCACCAGGTGCAGAAGGAAAAGCTGTAGTTGAACCAACGGTAGCTTTTCTATTTGTATTTACAAAATTACCGGAAGCTCCTATCGTCATTCTTCCTTCTACATTAAGAACACTTTGGAAAGTTGCTGTTGCCCCAAATGTTGATGCCCCAGAAGCAGAAAAGCTATTGACCTGAAGAATGTTTGAAAAAATACCAGTAGCTCCTGCCACTGTGTTTGTAAACACTATAGAACCTCCACTTGCTCCTGTACCATATATTTGAATGGTGGGTGAACCAGATGCTGGCATCACCAAGCTGTTAGATAGGAGGGATTTAGATTTTATTTGTCCACTCGATGCACTAGAAACGTCTAATGATCCAGTTAACACATTAATATTAAATGTGTTTTCTAAATCATTATAAGCATTTTCTAGGAGCAAAAAGTTAGCATTAATAGTTAATCTTGATCCTGATATAGAATCCGTTCCGAGGATTTCAGTAATTGTTATTGCCATTTGATTTTTCTTTTTTTGATATATATCCTGTATTTAATACTTTAAGAAAAGACGGGGTTAATTATTAAACAGAGAAACATCAAATATGTTTCTTAAAATAAAAAAAATCTTATGACTACAGGAAGCAACTGGACACAAAAAAGAAAACCTAAAAATCCTATTAAGTTTAAAATTAATCTAAACGACGAACAAAAGGATGCTAAAGCTATCATTTTAGAAAATCCCGTTAACGTTCTTAAAGGAGCTGCTGGGTCGGGAAAAACGTTACTAGCAGTACAAATAGCTCTGGACATGCTATTTAACAGGGAGATTGAAAAACTAGTTATTACTAGACCAACAGTGGCAAAGGAAGATATAGGTTTTCTTCCTGGGGATTTAAAAGAAAAAATGGATCCTTGGTTAGCTCCTATCTATGCAAATCTCGAGATGGTCTATGAAAAAACTAAAGTTGAGAAATTACTCAGTGATGGGATTATAGAGATTTTACCATTTCCTTTTATGAGAGGTAGAACACTCGTTAATTCTTGTGTGATTGTTGACGAGGCACAAAACGTAACTATGAACCAGATGGAAATGGTATTAGGAAGGCTTGGGATTGGTTCTAAAATAATCATATGTGGAGACACTTCACAGATTGACTTGAAAAACAAAAAAGAATCTGGACTAGATTTTATGAATACTCTTTCTGCAAGAGTAGAAGGAGTTAAAGTCATAACATTGAAGAAAAACCATAGACATCCGATAGTACCGGATATTTTAGATGTTTATAGGGAATATACAACATAAAAATAATATACAAATAAAAAATAAACATGAATTACAATTGGCTTAAGGACGAAAAATCCCCAAAAATACTAGTAGAAGCGGTGAAAAATCTAGGGGTAAAAGAAATAGTTGGCTCCGCACACAATCCAGTTATTCTCGGATGGGCAGGAGAACTTGGACTAAAAAGTATTTACACTAACGACGAAATACCCTGGTGTGGTTTATTTATAGCACATTGTGTACATGTTGCTGGATTCGAAGTGGTTGAAAGACCCTTATGGGCTTTAAATTGGGCCAAGTACGGTAATAAAGTTGATGAGCCTATGTTGGGTGATATCCTAACTTTCAAAAGAAATGGAGGAGGGCACGTTGGAATATATGTTGGTGAGGACGAAAAATATTACCACGTTTTAGGGGGTAACCAAAATAATTCGGTAAGTGTTTCCAGAATTGCTAAATCAAGACTCCACCAGGCAAGAAGAACTAAATGGAAAATTGCACAGCCTGGTAACGTAAGAAAAGTTCTACTGGAAGCTAAAGGAAATATCACTACAAACGAAAGCTAGCCAGAATTTTAAAATAAATCTTGATACTTATTCAGAGGGGGAAATCCTAATTCTTTCCTATTATAATAGATGGATCTTAGTAAGTAGTCCTCAGGATTTACAACTTCGGGTTTTAAATCTCCTGCGAAAGCTTCTTTGTGATCTATAACCCTTATCATCCCCCTATGCTCTGTTTGATATATGTTACCATTGGCATCTTGTAATTCACAAGATATTGTATAGAATCCAGGATTTAAGAAGGTCCATATAAAGTATGGGGTTTTTCTTATCTTCACTATGGTCTCACCTGTTTCTGTATCGGTAAGGGTCCATATGTGATTCTTTTTACCGGGGATTAATGAATCAATAGGATTTATAAATATAGTAGTGGCAAGAGGAATTTCAAACTCCTCCTTGTATAATTTTTCCTCTTTCCATGACCAAGAATGAGAACCTAGCCATGATTGAACTCCACCAATTTTTAATCCACTTTGGAATCTTTGCTTAGGGATTTTTCCTAAGAAAGCATCTAAAGAACCGCCAGGAGGGGAAAGGACAATATATGGGGAAAATTCAGATTCACCCTCAAAGTATCCAGTTATATAAAGATTCTCTTCTTTGTCCAGTACAAGGTCTGCTCCTGAATCGTTATTGATTCCACCTGCAGTAACTATGTCTACTAATAAACCGTCCTTATTAAATTTTGTTAAGTAGATGTCTGTACCCCCTCTAGATTCAATTTCTTCTGGAGAAAAATATGCAGGAGAAGTGTAAGATCCTGTTATATAAACATTTTCCTCAGAGTCACTTTCTATATCATAAGCAGCATCTCCCCCCTGCCCTCCACACATTTTCACCCAAATTAATTTTCCAGTAGAAAGAAGTTTAAGTACAAAGATATCTGTTGTTCCTGGGAATGATGATATTTTCTGATTTTCTATCTCTATAGTTCCCTCATAGGATCCAGTAACTAGTACATGCCCTTTTGGGTCTATACATATAGAGGTGTTTCCAAATGATGTACTAGCATCATAAGCAAAGCTGTCTCCCCATAAACATGTTCCGTCTCCAGTAGAAAACTTAGCAACAAACATGTCAGGATTTCCAACTCCGTTTAGTGTGATAGGATCAAGATCAATTTGTGTTTCGAAAACTCCTGTTAAGTATAAATATTCCTCCTTAAGAACTGATAGTTCATAAGCTTTAGAATATGTCGTAGTAGTAAGTTGTTTAGCCCAAACAAATGATAATGATGGATCTATTTTTGCAACAAAAGCTGAATCTTGTCCAGTAGAAGTAAGTGTGTATGTACCTAATGTGAGAGTTCCTTCAAATGATCCACAGATGTAAATATTTTCATACTTATCTACTTTTATATCTCCCAGGAATTGATCTGGCGTAACATTGACGGTGATTGTATTTAATAAGATCCCATCCGAATCATATTTGTTTATTTCTATAAATCCGGTGAGATTGTTATCGCAAGCAACATAAATATTATTGTTAGCATCAGTTATAACAGATCTAGCATAAATAGGACCTTGTGGAGAAGTGGAAGATACTGATGTAGCCCATTGAATAACGCCTCCTTTATTATATTTAGCAACGTAAACTCCTTGATCTAAACTATTTAAATAAACGTCCTGTGTACCTATATTATTAACCTCTCCCATAAATATAGTACCAGTAAAATCTCCTATTGCTATAATGTCTCCCTCGTTGTCAACTGTGACTTTTACTCCTCGATCTGGGCTACTGTTTCCTAGAGTTATAACCCATTCAAAATTTTCGAAAAGATCCCTTGATTTTTTCTGAGCTATTCTTTCTATTTGTGAATTTCTCCAATAAGGTTCTTTGTTTGCTTTTCCATTTAAAATATCTCGTAACGGAGCGTATAAGAAGACATCGTCGATGTTTAAAGATGGAAACTGATCTTTCAGACGATCGACGTTATAACGCTGCCAAATAGGCTTATACCAAGAGTATCTGTCGACATTAGGCATGACAGGTCTTGTGTAATCAGAGTTGAGAGTTATATTATCATTAAAAGGACCAACTATAAAGCTGAAACCTAATTGTGAAGTTCCTATCCCACTACTGGTGATATATTCTACTGAAGGCAGAGGCTTTGAAGTTTCATGATAAACAAAGTCCCATCCGCTAGTTCCTACTGATTTAGCTGTTGCATGAATATGAGGTATGATGTAATCAATTTTTCCTATTTCTCCATCATCGGTAACAAATAGAAGATTTTTTGGATATGTTGTTTCTCCGTTTTTAATAGTTTTCCAAGGAGCTGAAAGAAGAGTTTTACCGTGTGAAACATTACAAGGATTTATGAGTGTAGTTCCGTCATTTCTATATAAAACTTTAGTAAAGAAATACCCATCAAAGAAGTATAACTCCGTTCCTCCAGGGGAAACCGTTTGATCAATAGTGAACCATATATTAGCATTTCCAGTCTCTACTATATTTCCAAACTTACCTGACGATAGCTCAGGATTTGTAGAAGTATTCCATACCGCCCATCTAGTGTGATCCCAATATGCTAAAGCAGATCCAGTACCAATCCACTTATGGTCTAATTTGTCAAGTTCTATAGAATAAACGTCATTGTCGGGTAACCCTGAATTGGTGCTTGTGTAATTTTTAAAATCTATACCATTAAATCTAGATAATCCAGCATCCGTTGCTATCCATAGATACCATTTATTCATTCCATAGTATTCTAATCTAAGATCCCTGATATTATCAGAAGGAATGTCAGAATTAGATGTAGTGTAAAGAGACCAAGATTTAGCATGGGAATCGTAGAATAAGAGTCCATCAAAAGAAGGCGAAGAGTTACAAGTAAAAGCTGCAAATATATCACCGCTTTGGGGATTTATTTCTATTGCATTTATACTAGAAGCTGTTATTGGACTAACAGGATTTCCCCCGTTATCTACAAAATCATTAACAGAATAAGCAAAGCTATCGCCTGGATCTTTTTCATTTATTTTAATTAGAGGGGTTAAGCTATTTTCTATTCCTATCCACTTAACATCGTTTCTATCTATTTTTATACAATTAGTAAGAATAGAAACCCCAGGCATTACACTATTTGAAGAATCGTACGTTGTATAATTAGCTCCATCAAATTTAATAACGTCCTCACCAGTAACCCAGATATCACCATCAGCATCCCAAGCTATTCCTGTAGGCTGAAAAAGAACAGGTGAATATGTGGGAACTTTGAAAAATTTAGATGATATATTTTTAGGACCAGGATTAGTACTAAGATCTGGCGAAATAGGAGTGTTGTTTATATAAAAATTATTAGGCAGTTCAGAAAATCCCCTAACAGTATAATCAAATCTTTTTATATTCTCGTCTATAGAATCATTTAACTGTCCCGCAGCTTCACTTAAATCTAAATAGTTATTTGCCGGTGAATCTGTTTCGTTAAATACTATTCCTTGGGAGTCTTTAGTTACCCTAACTCTATCCCCATATTGTAAAGAATATAAACCAAATCCACCTAACCAATCGTTGTGATAATCATACATATCCCAAGTATGTGCATAGGATTTTTCAAATTGAAAGTCCTCAAATGTGTCCCAGGAAATTCTTTTAGTCCCCCAATACTTCATCTCTTTCTTTGGTAGGGTAGAAAAATTATATTCTAGATATTCCTCGGTTTCGTTAACACCCCCAGTAAAAATACCAGATGAGATATTAGAAAGTATAGATCCAGTAGTTTGTACAGTTAATATCTTACCATTCCATAAAGCTCCTGTGTTGTTAGGTGCTTGTAGTGTAAATTTCTTATAATTTAAAACGGTTGAATCTATAAGATTTATAACTTTGTACTTGGGGTTTAAAGGTGAAGAATTTATTGTGCTATAGATTAAACTTGTAGTAGCATTAAGATCTCCCTGGAAATTGCAATCTGCTATTAATAAAGAGTCCGCTGTGATTTTAATATTACCAGATCCATAAACATATCCCCCACTTATAGCTGTAATAATTATTTCAGGTATCTCGAACGTGGTAGTGCCTGTTACTGTTATTGGATATTGTCCATAAGGTGCTCCAGTAGAATCATATATCCACACAGTATCCCCTGAAGAATATCCGTGAGCGGTGTTTGTCGTTACTATAGCTAATGAATATCCCGATCCATTGTATGTACTAACAATATTATTAATATCTATTTGTAAAACTCCTATTTGAAATTCAACATTTGCTTTTACCTCCTGTATTTTGCTTAGAACTTCACACTGCTGGCCTTCATTAAAGTTATTAGAGTACTCTGGATAATTTTCTATTACATCTGAAATATCTAGAATCTTGTTTGTGTTCTCTACCGGAAATATCCACTGGGAAGGATAACTTTCCCATTTCAAAGGTGCATTATCCCAATTGTATATTTCAGATTCTCTAAATCTAGTAATAGTGTTTAGTTCTATAGATCTTCTGTCCACTTTCAGTACAGATCTCTTTATTCCTAAAGAAATAGAATTTAAAGTGTCCCAAACTCTACATTTAACATTGTACTCTCCAACGTAAGGTACAAAATGAACTATAGTCTCTAATTCTGGAAGCCCTCCTCTAATCTGAAAAAAGTATGGACTTGTATCATCGTCTTTGTATATTGTCCATTCTATCTCGTAAAAATCTAAATATGGTATCCTATCCCAAGAATAAAATCCATTAGAATGTACAAAATTCTCGTAATAATCGAAAGTGTATGTACTAAATCCTAAATTAGTTGGAGTAACTTCCCAATTTGAATATTCTCCGGATCCCCTAGTGTACATCATCTGAATATAAAGATCGCCAGTTAATGTATTATAGTCCCCTGCACTGCAATATCCGAGTACCAAATTACCAGGAGAACTTACAGATTCTACTCTAACAAATAAAACCTCTGGGGATGTTGTATCAAACCAATCGTTTCCTGTTCCTATATTAATTGTTACACTAGAAGGAAAAGTTGTAGGTAAAGTAAAGGTAGTAGTGCTGTTAACGGTCTGTAAAGGAGTTCCTGGATTACTAGAAGTAGTGCTAGTGTAACTCGCTATCTGTAAGGGTGTAGTAGTTACTGTTGTATCAAAAGACTCCCAGCTTCCACTCACATCATCCCAAGGAAGAACAAAAGTATTGTTCTTAATTATTAAAGGGCATCCAGCAGGAAATACGTATTCTGATCCATTTGAAAACAACTTATATCCTGGATAGTCATAGTCACCATCACCTAAATTTTTAGGCATAGTCCCATTTTTTACGTCGGCATAAAAAGATTCCACCGCGCTTTCTAAAGCAGGGATTGTTGGTAAAGGGTATTGTTGAAAATTCGAGTAAGGATCTATAGTATTTCCATAATAGCTTATACCCTCTTCTGCTCCATTTACAGCAGGATATAAAAGACCCGCTTGATTTGGTTTAATGTAAAAAGGTCTAAGATCCTCGATGTATCCATCTTGTGGAAACACACTAAAGTCTACTTTTATACCTCCCTTTACCTCACTTATATCTAATTGGTCCGTCCACCCTCTTGTTTTGTAGATATTAAAATATACACCTTCACCTGTTATATCAATTATTCTTGCGTTAAGTGGTAGGTAATCTCTTTTTAATCTTTCTTTTAATCCAAATAATTTTATAAGAACCTCTTCCGGACTAAATGCAAAAGCATCCTCTACTATAGGATATCCATATTGATCCTCTTCTTGATCCTCTACTACTCTATTTATATCATAAAAAAGCCCAAATAGGGAAGTTTTCTTAAAAGACTTAGAAGGAAATAGCTGTTCAAATTGTTTTTTTAAACCAAAAGTCCCATCCTTTCTTTTTCCGTATACTTCTATTTGTTTAAATTTCCCCTCATTTTCGTCTTTGATTAAACTACTTATAAGTTCCAATCTACTTTGTCCCTCTATATTTGGAATACTTAATTCATTTAATATCTTTTGATTTTGTTGTAAAGGAGTTAATGTGTCTGCTTCATCCTTCTTTATATTAAGCCAATATTCCTTGATTCTTAAATCATAGTATCCAAAGAACTTTATAGCATTAAATAGGGATTTATATGATCCCAGATAAGGAAATATGCTTTCTCCTGTTAAGAGTAGCTCCTTTCTTTTATTATTGATTACTTCATAATCAGGAAACTCCTCCTTTATATCACTCTCCCTTACTATTAAAGCATCGGATTGATTAAATTCTCTACCAAAGTTTCCCAGCATGACTGCAAGTCTACTATCTTCTCCTTCAACCTCCCCGTGAAATCCCACCTTTAAAATAGTAACGGGATTGTTAGGGTCTGTGTAATCTTCTAAAATAAATGATCTGTCATATATTCCTTCGACATCAGAGTTCAAAGCTATATTAATTTGCATTGATGACTCATTAATATCACTGGTGACAACTATCCCGCTCGGAGAATCTATTGTGTCTCCCGGTACTACCTCAGGATAAAATTCAACATTATTAGCCTTAACTAAAACTGGAGCATCTAGTGTTCCATCGACCCCCAATTCATAAGTGTATATGATATTTGATACGTCAGTTTTTCCGTCATAATTAGATTCCCATCTTGTTCTCCATAAAGGGGTTCCTGGACTAGTCCCATAAGAATGTGGAAATCCATATTTTATCTCAGACGAAAGATCTAGAAATTTTTCTATAACGAAGATATGTTGTACTTCAAATAGTTTTTCAGAAACTATAGGAAAAAGAACGGATCCTTCCCAATGGTTACCATTCCATTTAAAAATATATTGGTCCCCCTTTTTATCAAAGAATAAAAGATTTTCAAAAGTCATTCTATCTTACGTATTTGTTATTTTTAGAAACTGTATAGTTAACATAGTTCTTTATATACTTAGCAGTTTCAAACCAATAATAAACTACCTTTTCAATGCTAGCTAGTATGTCCATCCTATTTGCATCACCCTGTAATATGGGATTAGATAGGGTGTTGTCAAATATCTTACCCTCATAATCAAAACCAACATTAGATCTTTCGTCGTTCTGTGTTTTTATAAATTCGTACCAGCTTTGCTTTTCCATTTTAGTTTCCTGTTTTTAAAGAACTCTTAAGTAATCCATTTACTCTTGAATTATAAGTGTAAGGAACAATTGCTCTTATGTCTATATTTATAGAGGAAAGAGTTTCCATACCTGCACCAAGATCATAGAATATACCATTCCTATCGTCCCATCCTCCTGATATAACGACTATTTCGTCCTTACCTATTATTATGTCCCCAAATTCATCAAATCCTATTTCAGGTGCATTAGGATTTTGAGCTTTAGCAGCTTCATTTTCTTCACCAACAAAGTAAAGAGAAACTGAGTCTACTCCCTCGATTTCTTCCACAGCAGCAATTAGATCAGATTTTGGTATTTTATCTCTTCTTCTAATATTAAGGAAATAGTCACTAAGGGTGTTTGTTATTGTTGTTTTTATTGTGTCGGGATCATTGCCCTCAAACATTGTTAAAGCTATGTTTACAACGTATCTTTTTATAACAGGATCTAGTATTTTAACCTCCGTTGTAACTATCTTTTGTCCACTCTCATCCAAAAGCTGATATATCCTATCCCTCTGTGGCTGTGTTAGTTTAAATCTAGAAACAGGGATATCAAAATATGTTTCGTTGCTTTTTAATGTTAATTGAATGTCAGGAACAAGTATTATATATATGACATTATCATCATCAATATACTGATCATCAAATGTTGTAAAAGCCTCTATTATAGAGAATTGTCCAAATTTTTCAAAGAATGTTATGTAGTTAGTTGGATTGGCTAAAACAAAACTCCTGGAGGTCTTAGGAGCTATTAATCTTGTTAAATCTACAGATTCTTGATTTGCTCCCATTTGAGGAGCAATTGTACATGCAACTTGTAGAACCTCAGACAAACTAATAGTATTTCCAAATAAATCTGTACCTTCAGAATCAAAATTAAATATCACTTGGGAAGAATTTTCAACATTTATATTGCCATTACCTCCGGATGATTCAAGGTAGGTTACCTCTATAACAGATCCTGCTGCAGGGGGTAATCCAAAATCTCTATTACCAAAGAAAATATCAATTCCTGATATAATTGAACTTTTCACTAAGTATCCTAATCCGTTTCTTGGTATATCATATAGAGAATCATATCTCTTCCATTCTACTCCATTAACTTTAACATACACTTCAAAGTTTTCTATACCTGAAGTACCTCTAGATGAGATATTAAAACTCTGTAGCAGTCCTCCACCTCCTGTATATCGATTAACAGCAAGGGTTCCTTCCATTATCGAACACGATAACTGGGAAGTACTGTCAAGATTTAATCTAGTGTATTCTTGAGGAAATTTAAGCAAATAAATTTTACCATTATTAACACATTTTATTTGTGAGTTTCTAGGTATAAGAACTGCGCTTCCCCCTATATCCTCTATGTTTTTACCGTTCCATTTTATAGTAACTTCCCCTTTAGCTGATATGTTTCTAGTGGGGTTGTGTCCAGCTAATGTTGCTAAACCGTATATGGATGATTCCCTTGTAGCTGTGTTTATATTTAACTCTGTTATTGAGTCCTCTATAAAGAACAAAACAAATTGAGAAAGGTTGTCCAATACAAATATTATTTGTCCCCACACAGAAGCAACAGTAAACAACTGGTTGGACATTCCATATCTTGCTTGGATTAACTCAAATGTTTGAGATAATAAGTCCGATATTTTCGCTCTATTTTTTGGTATTAAATCCATCTTTATAATATTTTAATTCCTAATATAGGATTTCCTTTTATTGCAAAATCTATAATACAGGCATCTCTAGTTTCGCCCCTAATAAAACCAACTTGAAATTCAACATTAAAAAGGGAATAAGCTAAAGGCACGTAAGTAAGTAGGTGGAGATCTACTGCTCTTGTTAGAGTGTTCTGATCTACTTCAAGGTCAAAAATAAGACCTTCCAGATCTATTCCAAAATATGGATCTCCAAGAACTTCTCCTGGACTAGTAAGCATACAGTTTTTAATCATACCTATAAGTATTTCTACTTCATCATCGGTATGTAAAAGACCTTCCTTATAGTTTGGATCGTCTGGATTTCTTGGATAAATTTCGGAATATCTTGCCATCTTGTTCTATATATTCAAAGAAAAATTAAAGGATTATTTTATAGACTTTTCTCCTTTAGAATTATAGATCCAAAACTCAAAATAAATTCCAAGATCCAGACATGCTTGTTTTTTTGTTTTGTTTATGGATATAATGAATCCAAAAAAGAAGTGAGAGATTTCAATTGCTTAATATCATTGGTATCCTTAGGAAGATCCCTCATAATAGTTCCAAAAGCTTTTCCTGATTTAGATCTCCACGATTGAATTTTTTCAAGTATACACATAAATTTTTTTATATGTATTATATATACAAAACCTATTAATATTTCAATTCCATTGAAGGAAATAACTTGGGGTGTTCTCGTCTTTTATCATTTGGATAATCTCTGTTTTTTCCGTGGTTCCTATAGTTTGTATATTATTATAGTTAACCCTAACACCTCCCGGGAGATTATATTCGAATGTACCTAATAATCTACCGATATTAATCTTAGCCTCTGCCAAGCAGAATCTAACAAATAATTCGTCATCATATAGGTTTTCCTCTGGTATGTCTATATAAGCTCTAACTCCTACATCGGTGCCAGTAAAAAGTGTTGAAGAACTTCCTCCATCTGTTTGGTATGTTCTATTAGGATCCCTACCTAGAATTGTTAGTCTTTTAGTATTTTTGTTATAATTAAATGCGTAAGTTTCCAATAAGTAAGCTTTAGCAAGATCGAAGAAAGAGTATAGAACTGTTCTATAAACTAGGTTATCTCCAGCAAAAGGGGAAAGCATAAGCTCAGAACCTAATAATTTAGAATCTCCAAAATCCTTATCTGGTGTACCAATCAAACCAGATCCATTTACTTCTCTTACTTCATATATAGATCTAACGCACTGTGGCATTTGTATTTGTCTCGTAGCTCTAAATGCTTGTGTTGAAAATAATTCTCTACCTAAAACAAATATTCTGTCCTCTACTGCATACTGATAATTGTCATAAAAATAAGCTCTAGCTCTTTTTATAATCCTTTTTATCTCTTGCTCGTTTAGATTATATGGTAAGGCGCAAGAATGAGAGATGTCATCTCTTATCTCTTGGATTAAGTCTGCTTCAGTCATGCTATTTAATTATTTGATTTGAAATTTATTCCAGGTATACCGGAAGGCTTGGAGTTGTTATCAGAAAATCTAGTAGGCTGTGCAGGTTGATCCCCCTCATTTCTATTAGGGAATTGTTTTCTTTTTAAACTTCCTTTTAACTTCTTATCATCCTCTGCGTCATTAACAATTTCTGTTTCCGGTGATATACTAGCCAATTTTCCTATAAATCCAGATCTTATTATCCCACCAAATACTTCGCAGTTTATTTCTTTGTCCTTATTGTCGATATAACTGTCATGGACTGTATTAGTAAAATAAAGATCTGAAAGCATTATCTTAGATCGATTCACCTCATTGTTTGTTATTAAATCGCATTCTTCTATTGTACAGTCGTTTAATTTACATGTAAACATTCTACAATTCAATATATTACCAGCTATCTCTCCCTCAAGAATATCATAATCTTTAAGAAGATATGCTCTAGTTGTTTTTATATCCTTAAGTTGAAATTTGCCCAAAGAGCTATCATAGTTTATAAGCCCCTCTTTTATATTATTTTCAACTATTAAATCGTAAAGAACTTCTCTTATGGTAATGAAGAAAGATCTTAATATCTGAGTATCAGATCTTAGATCCACCATGATATTCATATGAGGATAATTTTTCTGAAATGTGTCAGGATCTATAAAGGTTGATGCGTTCTTGTAAATTTCATTTAAGAACATTCTTAACACCTTTAAGTCATTTTCTGTGAATCCATTATTGTATCTTAAAACACCTACAGTATAAGTTATTATATAATCTATTACCTCTTTTATTGAAGTGTATCTTTTCTGGTAGTCTTTCCCTCCTAAATATCTAACCTCAAAATATCCCTCAGGAAGTTTTAAGAAATTAATACCCATATTCTTCTCCAATGGTACCTCAAATAGATTTTTGTCTATAAAAGAAACATTAGTAGGATCAACAAACTTATTAACTGGAACTATTCTTTTAATTGATTTGGCGTAAAGAGACCCGGATCTTTCTGGAAATCTTTTATAGATGAAGTTTTCATCAAAACCTAGAATATACTTAAGAGTATTAAGTTGATTCATCGGTGGGACATCTGGATAGATCGATGTGTCGACACTTAATCCAAATTGAAAAGCACACTTTCTATCAGTGTAACCATTCTCGTCTATCCATTTTAAGGTTTTAATTAGTATTACTATAGCCTCAAAATACGGAAGAGGACCCGTGATGAATTCTACCATCTTGGATCCTCCTGAGTAATCTGGTTCTAGTTTAAAAATATCCTTGGTAGGTTTAAAGCTAGAATGATATTTTTTAAAGAGAAGTACCTTTTTTCCTAACACCTTTCCTAATTCACTCGCTATCTCATTCCTATTTAAGTTGCTGTAGAACTCAAATTCAAAACCTAGCTGAGTAGAGTAGAAAAAATCATTAGTAAGTAAATTAGCCAACTTTTATTTCTCAATTAATTGTATTTTAAGAGTAGAACTATCTACACTTAAGATCGAGAAATCAACCGATTGCCCAACCTCGTATTCTTTAATAGAGCTTACTAATTTCTCCTTTTCGATAAGGCCGGTTAATCCGTTTTCTATTTTTACAAAAACCCCGAAAGTTTTAATTTTAGTAACCTCTCCTTTATATATTTTCAAATTGGTATTTTCTCCTAAAACTTCGGACGAAGTATCCTTTATTTCCTGGATACTTTTCATTTTTTCATTCGGTTGTGTTGCTGATAAATTTATTCTTTGTGGATTTTTAATATCAATTACATAGAATTCTATTGTGTCTCCAGTTTGATATTTTTCTAAAGATGACCTGTTAGAATCATCAATCGAAATTATACCAGTGTAGATCTCATTCCATTCAACAAATACCCCATTGTTAGATAATCCAGTAACAACGCCTTCGTATCTAGTAGAGAATGATAGGTTCTGTACCTCTTTTTCTATAATTTTTCTAAGGTATTTTTTAAATGATACAACAAAAATATCTCTCTTTTGATCGTATACCTCAACCATTACAGTGAGTTCTTTACCTACATAGCCGGCAAAATTCATAATCCTGTTTGCTGCAGCAAGACTGCCAGGAAGGAAGCATTCTATTCCAGATAGATCCACCATAAATCCTCCGTTACAAACGTTCTTAACTCTAACCTTGAATGCACAATCTTCTTCTTTAATAGATCTATGTAGTTCTCTATTAAGTGCTTTTTCATATCCAGCAGAAATAGATCCATTAAATGCACCAGATGAATCTTTGTGTATCACCACATCAAGGGATTGACCAGGATTTATCTCTATTGCAGGATATCCTAGTTTTCTCATATTTTTCTCCTCCTTTTTGGTGTCTATTATAATAGTCTGACCAAATGGGGTTTCCCCTAGAGCAACTCCTCTTTCATTATCAATAGAAGTTATGGTTATTTTCTCTGAAGAATTATTTTGTATGTCCTTTCCTGTTATTTTTTTATTTTCCTCCGGAAAGGTTCCATTATACATAGCTTCTAATCTTTCTCTTTCAGCTACGTCATAATCGAAGGAACTAAAATTTTTGTTTTTCATATTATTTGGGTTTATCATTGTTTGTAGTATAAAATTGCATTAAAATTTCCAACAAGTTAATATTTTTTAGGATTAAAAGCTTTATTGAGTTCCTCGGGAAGTTCTGGTATAGGATATACAGGATCTGCAGACCCAAAAAAGAATTTAAATAATCCAGATACATCAGCGGCGCTTCTTAAAAATTCGTCTATATAGATAACATAGTATGTATTCCGAAGACTCATTCTTCTCCAAACCGGATGGTCGTCGCTCATTGCTATTGGGTTTATTATATTTAACACATTTCTTCCAATGAGTACTGCAAGAGGCCAAGGAATTTTAGAAATTAACTCGGATGAAGCAGTAACAACTGGTAAAACTATTTTATCAGGTAAAGGTGTTTTAGGAAGGCTTTTAAAGTATGTCCAGAACAAACTATAAACTATTCTAGCTGGAGGAGGTGCACCTAATCCTATTAAAGCCTGCTCGATCATATCTGTTGGTCTAGCAGGGGGAAAAACAGGAACCTTTAATACATTTAAAAAAGGAGGAACGTCAGGGGAATCTGGATTTATCAGATTTGTAACTAGATTCTTACTTAACTTCTGTATGTCGCTAGGTTCAAGATTTAAAAATTTAGGAGAATTGACATCGTTTATTTCCGGTAATAGTTTCTCTAATGCTCCAGCGTCCAATGATTTCGTAAGACCCTCAATAAGAAAAGATTTTATCTTAGATCCTGGAATAGTAATCTGTATAGTTCCACCAAGTCCAGGTATTTGTGTTAACTGATCTTGTTTAGGGGGAAAAACAGTGGGAAGTTCAAAAGCAGCCACAGCATTTCCAAATCCACCGTTAAGGGATCCGAGACAAGATAAAGGTCCTTTAGGATATGGAAATCTAGATATAAGAGGTTCTTCCTCATCTAAAGGTCTAACGGGATCAAAAGGACCTATCCTACTTAATCCTAATTTTTTAGAAACTAATTTTTTAAGATCTTTTACTCTTATTATTAAAATTGGATCCTCTCCCTCGTATCTAACATATCTAGAAAAATCCTCAGTAGTGTACTCTATTTTAGATAAGCCGTCCATGATTCTTATCTTCATTGCCTCTATAATAGGATTTTTTTTCTTTAAAAATTTAAGGGAACCTGGAGCAGAATTAGTTATTTTAATTTCTGGAAATTTGAACACTCCCTCGTATTCTCCACTCTCTACTACAGAAAAAGCACCATCTCTTACCTTTTTAATCACGGATAATTTATTCCCCCAAAGAATAGTACTAGTTATTAGTAAGGATGAACCTCTTATTTCTTTCACTAAATCACTAAATTCATCATCACTCATGGTTCTAGGATCTTTATCCTTTCTCATGAATATTTTGCTGGAATTAGCAACTTCAAAATTTTGTATTATGTATTTTGGTGGGCAAACTATTCTCATTAGTTTTAACACCTCTCTCATTTCATCCTTGAAGTTTATATAATCCGGACAATCAACAGGAACTAAACTAGCCCTCATTTCTTTTAGTATTCTAAGGGACTTTATTATACCAGGAATGTCTATCTTTAGCTTGTCCTTATCTTTAGGAAAATATATCGATTTAGGATCTGGTATACTCGTATTTAAATAATCACTTATTACATTTTTTAAAGCATCCTTCCTTTGCCCTATTATACTTTTTAGTTCTTCAGTTTCCGAAGAAATATCAGGGGAGGGTAAATCTAGGAGAGCAGATTTATTTTTGTATTCTCTTTCTTTTTCCCTTATCTTATTTTTTAGTCCCCTTTCTTTTTCTTGTAGATCCCTAATTTTTTGTATATTACCCGGAGGAGGAACACTATCAAATATTTTAGTAATATTTGATTTTATATCACCTAGCACTCTAGCGGAAGAATCTAAATTATCCAGGCCAAATCCAGGAAGAGGAATTAATTTATCTGGCACCCCAAAAGATATCACCTGTTTTATTTTCTCTAAAGGATCTTTTATTCTAGGATCAGATTTTCTTGGTATAAATCTAGGACCTCTAATACCAGTTAGGAAAAATGAACTGCCCGTTATAAACTCTTTTATATAAACCATAGGTGTAGGCATGAATCCCCCAATAAAAGGTATAAAGATAACTAGTATTCCTAAATTAAATGGAAGAGGTATAAGTATAGGAGGAACTATAGTCCATATCATGGGCAAAGGAATCCTGATATACGGATTTCCATCTATAGGATTAGGAATCGGAATAGGGATAAAAGCAGGAGGCAAATATCCTACTGGCCAATATTTAAATCCCAATCTAATTGTAGGTCCTTGTGATAGAAAATATTTAGGATCTTCTATTGGGGGAAGGCCATTAGGATAAGGAAGTATTCCGACTTTAGTAACATCCTTACAAAACTGTTTCCACCAGCATCTTTGAAACATTGTTGGACAATCTGAGCTTGGTGGAGACGACAACAAATAATTGTCTGTTTTAAAATCCGATCCTGGCTCTCCACAACAAACTGGAGGACAGTTTTCTTTATCATCCTCAGCAGGGGGAGTATCAGCACCTGCACATTTTATATCAGAAAACCTTTTACCAACATTTTCTGGGTTAATTGTCTCGTTTATCTCGTCTACCTTCTGAGCAGAAAGAAGCATAAGTTCTTTTATCTGCTCATATTTCTTTTTTACATTAAAATAGTTTTCTAGTATTCTAATTCCTATAACATCAGAAGCGGGTAAAGTCTTTGCTAATCCCTCACCAGCTCTAATAGCTTGTGTTCTAAGATTCTGTAAAGCTGGGTTTATGTACTGGTTTTTATTCTCCAGATATTTAGCATTCCATTTAGTTTTAAAATTACTATAGAAATCAGTAAATATTGGGGTAGGTTCTCCCTCCGCTGTAAAACCAGCAGGTCTTGTTTTTGATGGATCCCTGGCATCATTATCCCCTCTTTCTTCAGCAGTAAAAAATAACCAATTAGAAGATGATTTTTCTATAAGATTTCCATAAAGTATTCCTCTATCTTCAACTATTTTTTCAATTATGCTTTCCTTTGAATCATTCTTTTTTATTATCTTCTCTATGAAATCATAGAATTTAGCTACATCAGGAAATCCTGTCCTTATATTATTAATTTTTAAAAACTGATAAGTGCTTAAATACTCCGGGAAATAATTACTAAGCAATCCTCCGTTTTCTGCGTGCTCATTTCCTATTTTTATTTTTTGTTCGTCTGGCTCACTTACTTCGGATAAAGGTTGGGATGACAATCCTTTGAAACTTATCTTGTCAGGTTTCTTTGTTTTCTTATATGGCAGAGGAAATCCATAATCGGTAACAAAAGATAACTCAAACTGTAGTTCCCCTCTAGATTTAACAAAGTTTGTTTTGTATCTTACAGAAAAATCTTTCAAAGCTTCTAAAAAATCATACCCATAAGAGTCATAGGCATATGATTCAGTAGTTAAACTTAATTCCAGGGGGCTTTTAAAAACTCTTTCGTTTATGTTCAGTGAAGAATTTCCTTGGCCATAAACATCAGAAGTTGCAGTGTTAGAGGGAAGGAAAGATTTTTCAACATCCTCTACCGAAACAGGAGCATTTTTTCTTTGCGCAAGTGTCTCTACCGCTGCATCAAGTAAATCCTGAGTTTCTTGTATTTTATTTTCTATGATTGATATAAAGTTTCCTTCTATCATCACGGATCTTATGCCCTCTACATTTTCTTTAAATCTAAGTATCGCATCAGAAACAGGCCATGATTGTGTTGCATCATTATAGGTAACAGGAGATAAACCAGCATTTATCTGATCGTTAAAAAGCTGCTCCAGATCGCTGTCGCTTAGTTCTGTATCATAAACATCCAGAAGAAATAACTCCTCAGTGAATATGTTATTATTTTCTAAAAATAAAGTCTTGTCGTTGTTATATTTTTGTATCTGATCTATTAATTCTTTTTGGTAGATAGAAATTTGATCCTTGTAAGTCAATATAGAAATTCCTATCTGGAGATTAGTAGGATCGCCTCCTTCATTTTTAGGTACTCTTGAAAGCCAATTATCATATAGGGATTTTTGATATTCATATATAGCTTCGTAATGATAGAGTATCTCCTCTAGATTTCTCTCTATCATTTGCCACCTAGCTAAAAGTTTTACATCTTCCTCTAATTTCTTACTTGCATCTAAAGCTGAAGAAACGCAAGCATCTATAGCATCAACATCCACGCTAGGAGGTTCTGGATCATTAACTTCCTCTCTTTTGAATTGATAGACGGGAGGATCACAAAAATCTTCTAGAGTTTGATCGAAACCAGATTTAGTTAAAATAGGATCCCCTGTTATAGGATCTTCTGGTATACCAGGTAAACAATCATCATCTATTATTGGATCATCCCCGTCGGGATAGAAATTAGCATCAAAAGCATCTACTCTTTCTGAAGTTGTATTTTCATCTACATCTTTAAAATCACAAGGATTTGTATTACTATTTTGGGTTTTTAAAACGCCATTTATTTTTTCTAAAGCTCCGTCTAAATTTATTTCTCCGTCCCCAATTTTAACGTGAACTATTTGCGTTCCGTTCATTATAAATTGTAAAGGGATTTCAAATCCCAGTACATTCATTTTTCTTTTCTTTCTAGATCCTGAATTAGAAGGCTTCCCTAGTAACAATGGATCTAAATTGTCAAATATTTTTTCATTTGTTTTTTCTAAAAATTCAGGATTTTTATTTTTAAGATATTTAACAATCCCATCCGAAGGTATTTTTTTAGAAAAACCTAGATCCCTATTACCCCCCATTTTTACTCCTAGATCCTTTTCCGAGACTGGTAGGTTATCTTTATATTCATTAGAGTCTAAAAGCTCGTTATACAGCTTAAAATCATCTCTTTTAAGGGTTTCTAAAATGATCCTGCTATATAAGTCATCGCCCTCGTATTTACAGGCAAGATCCTCTATGTCTTTTATTGGGATAGGAGGCTTTTGTGGATTTAAGCTGTCTATAATAGAATTAACCTCTTTCTGACTTTTATCTAATTCTCTTTCGAATCCCTCCTTAGATTGTAGATCTTCATAAGGGATATTAAAATCCTGTCCACCAGATATTATATTTAATATCTCATCGGTAGACATCTCGGAAAAATCCTTACCTAATAAATCATCTATTCTAGATCCTATATTATCTGCCATATCATACTCCAGTTATTCCGCTAGTTCCTGACGTTCCACTGGTGCCAGATGTCCCAGATGTTCCCACATTAGGTATACCAACAGGAGAATCAGCATTAGCAGGGACGGTAGGAAAGTCTGGTGCATTTTCTCTAGTAACTCTAACAGTCTGACTTGTTGCTAATTGTTCAAAGCTAGACGCCAAAGTTGAATTAACCCCAGGTGTGGCTGGCATTTTACTATCAACCGATATAGCTAGTTTTTTTAAAAAATCCCAAAGAGGTTCAGCACAAACTGCCGAAAATAAAGGGGAGTGTCCAAGATTAGTTGTTTTTCCATCCATCCAAACTTCTTCAGAACTGTGTTTAATCCTAGTCACTGCAGTGTTTTCTATTTCCTGGTCTGCATACTTAGTTATTTTACCGCCTTTTAATTCTATCGATGCAGTGTCATCAGCATGTGTAATTAGTATAGAATTATCGTTCCTAATAATTATTTTAGATTCTTTTAAATCTATAACTAATCCCTTCTCTACGGTGTAGTACATCTTTAATCTTTCTATACCATCATAAATTAAAGAATGAGCTCCGTCGTAGCTAGCTCTGATTTCGTCTACTAAATCTGGGGATAATTCCTGAACTGCTTTGTATTCTGGACTGTAATAATTTCCATTGTTGAATTGGACATGTACTACTGATCCTAGCTTGGGAACAGATATTCTTCCAGATCCTCCTCCTAGTCCATAGCTTTGTTCAAATCTTTGATGCGACCATGGAAGATCAGCATCCCCTAACTCATCAAAAATACCAAATATCCTAACTTTAGCCCTTCCTTTGAATTCTGGATCTTTGTTATCTACAACTACACCCAGATAGTGTGATATCTCAGTATTAGGTTTCTCTAGTTTATTTCTGTCTACTAATCCCATTTTTAATTATATCTAAATATTACTGATTGTTTTCATTTCCTGACGAGGGATATACTCTTCCTATATTAGATATATTAATCGGTCCGTTTGATCTTCCATATTGAGATTCGTTTATGGATTCATAATTTCTCCCGGGTGTTCCTAAATCGCTCCCTGGTACTTTTTTGTAAACATCATCATTCAATATGCTATTAACATTAGATGGAAGGTCATAAGAAGTATCATTAACACTAGGATACTCATTCTTTACTTCTTTGTATACCTCTCCTAGATTTTCCTCTTTTAAACCGGTCTCAGTATAAACCTTCTCATTTAATCCTGGATATTTATTCTCTATATCATCATAAACATCCCCTATGTTTTCAGTAGGTAAAGATACAGGGTCCTTGTATTCTTTATCGCTTAAACTACCATATGTGTTAACCTTTTCTGGATAAACATCTCCTATGTTTTCAGAAGAAACCCCCTGAACTTCACCATATTCTTTATCACTTAAATTTCCATATGTGTTATTAGTATCTGGATAAACGCTTCCAATTTCATTAGTATTTATAACCGAAGGATCTGTATAAACATCATCATTTACTGGTGGGTATTGTCTTTCTGGTAATCCTAGATCAGAACCTGGATTATTATCATAAGCATCTTCATTTGGCTCTGGATAGATCCTGCCGGGTACACCTAGACTGCTTCCTGGTACATTGTTATACTCATCATCCTGAGCTATAGGATATTGTCTATCGGGTAATCCTGAATCTGGTCCAGGATTGGTAGAGTAAATATCCTCATCTACCGATGGGTAAACTCTTCCAGGTACACCTGAGTCTGATCCTGGTACATTCTTATATTCGTCTCCCCCTGGAGCAGGATATTGTCTATCAGGTAATCCTAAATCAGATCCTGGATTATTAGAGTAAACATCTCCGCTAGCAGTGCCTTGTGTTCCAGATTGGTTATTGTATGCAGTTCCTAGATTTTGCTGGTTAGGATTGGGAACTCCTAGATAAGCATCCTCACTAATAGTTGGATATTGTCTCTGATCTGGTCCTCCTAGTCCTTGTCCCTGAGGGGTATTATCAGCAAAGGGGTTAGGTATGCCCTCTTTCAACGTGTTAACTAGAGACTGAACATTTCTTGTTGCAGCTCCAACGTTAATACCACCAAACCCGTAGATATTACCTAATAAAGCACCTTGTAGTAATTGTACCCCTTGATCTTTTAGATCCGCTACGCTATTTGTTATAAAATTAGCGGCTAAGCCAGCAAAGTATTCTGAAGGATTAGCTTTATCATCGAAGGTAACTGGCTGTAGTCCTTCGGTTCCTTTGTAATCATAATCAGTATATGGACTTGTCTTTGATCCCCAAATATCGGAAAGGACCATAGATTTTATATTGTCTTCTTTCTTTATAACATCCGATAGAGCATTAAATTGTATTTTGTAATCCTTAACTCTTCCTACATGTATCTTAAATTTGTTAGTAACAGCAGATCCTCCTTTGTTATCTATTGAAGCAAAGGAAGGATATGAATCATCAAAATCAAATTCGCATTGATCAAATTGGTAAATAAAAGCATATGGTCCTAATGTATACGATCCAAATTTATCCTGAGGCTCTTCTTGTGTTATTCCTAAAGCATTTGTTGATTTTTGCAATAGTCCTCCTGTATTATCTAAAAATCCAGTTTGACTATTAAAACTGTCTAGGAAATTTGCTGCTTGTGCAACGGACGGAATAGAAAAGGGATTTAAAACATCATTTATACCGTAGCTCATTTGGATATTTCTTATCTCCGAAACAACTAGCCACATTCTAAATTTTCTAAGATTCTCTGGTAACATTACACGATGATATGTGTAGTCATATATTGCTTTTCTGTAAAGTTCAGATAAAGAAAATATTCTCATATCAATAGATTCCATACAATCTATTGTTAATGTACCCATTCTTTGTGGCTTGCCTCCAGGCTTGTGTATATTTTTTATATCAACTTTTAGTAGCTGATCTAGTCCACTAATTGATTGGAAGTAGTAGGGACATTTTTCATTTATAAATCTTAAGCCTTTCTTAAATGATTCTAGCATTTGCTGTCTTTTAACAGATCTCTGCGCAAGGAATCTTTGAGCTCCCATGTATCCTACCCCTCCACCATTTATATTAAAGGCTCCCTGCTGTGCTCTAGAGTTTACTTTAAATTTACTTCCATAGAAAAAATCAGTATCACTATAGAAATTACCATTTCCTGATTTTTTTTCGTTCTCTTGTAGTGCTATAATATAATTGGGTAAGTCTTGTTCTGCAACTCCACTATCTCGTGCGGCACTGTTTATCTCCTTATCATTTTCTATGCGTTCGGTTGGTCTAAAAAGAGGAGAAGGGGCAAGGAAAGTTTCTGGGTCCATTATAGAAGTTTCCCCAAAATCAAAAATAAATCTAAAATGTAAATAAGTAGGATCTTCTTTTTTACCGTGCTTAGTAGTTGATACCCCCTTTAAGAAAGTTTCTCTTTGTCCGTCTACTTTTCTTTTAAGAGCATCCCCGTCGGGAATTAGCTTACTTCCTAAAGGACCGCTTTTAAAATCAGATAAAAAATTTGCCATATCCTTTTAATTATTATATATGTCGCCTTTCAGCTTTTGTGTATTTTCCTGAACGGTAAAGGAAACATTCTTAGCTAGGTCGTTGAAATCAGCATCGAATATTTTAGGATCTAAAGGAATAGGCTCTGAAGCTAATCCAGGATTTAGTGCCCATTGTTTTTTTCCTAGTAGCATGGTCTGATATATTCCCTGCTCATCATACTCTACGGTAAATCCAAGTACAACATAATTACCGGAAAGGAAAGCGTTTATTGTTCTTTTATCCGGATCATTAGAAAGAGATTTTTTTTGATCCCCTACTGGACTATAACTAGAAGATGCGCTCACTTCAGGATTACCCTCAGAGAAGATTGCTACAGGAAATGTCTGTCCTCTATATAGGAAAGGTGTCCATGACCTATTTTTAACTCTAAGTATTATTTTATATGAATCATTTCTATTTAAAATATTCTGAGTGGAGGCTTGCTGGAAGTTTTCGTGTACATTTTCAAAATACATAGTTCCAACATAGGTCTTTTTTATTTCCTCCTTGTAAGTGTTTTCTCCTAATCTTCCCTTGTTCAGTGTGTCCCTAGATCCTAAATTTTTATTTGTAACAGACTCTATATCATATTCAACAAATTTATTCTTAGGCTTATCCGAAACAAGTTTACTATCATAGAACTGTATCTTTTGGAAATATCCCAGATCTTTGTTTATACTACCGGCATTTTGCTCTAAAGAAAGGTCGCTAATAAAAAGAGGAGATTTACTAAACTGTGTAGAATTTGTGAGCAATAAAGGAAATTCCACTTCGTGGGTCTCTGGCGCTCCTCCTCCAGAAAAAACATCACCAAATGAGTCAGCTCCATAAGCCATCCTCATATTTTCCAGATTGGGATTTACGTCGTCAAATTGTTTTTTTAGATTTATTAAATTTATATTGTAATATTGATCTATCCAACAATCAAAGTAATCCTCTTCGCTCAACCAAGCATTGTTTACAATGTCTTTTATTAAAGTCTGATAATCTAGATTAGGAGATATCCAGTTCATCGAATCATTGGTTTTTGCTTCGTTCGAAGCATACCCTAGTCCTAGATCTTCAGATATTTTTAAAAGAGCATCAGAGCTATTTCCACTAAAACTTTTACAGATGTGTTTATAAAGCTTAGGTATTCTAACCTCCGCCATTATTGTGTATGTCTGATATTTACCCGTAGAGGGTGTGTAGTCTGTATAAGGACCACCATTAAAAGGTGCTATAACTTCATTTATTATAAAGTCCATTCTTATAGGTTTAAACATTTCCCCATAAGGTCTTATGTATACAGAAACTATATCTCCGTCTTTGGGATAAGAGGTAAATATAAATTTTTGATCTATCGTTTCAAATCTAAAAAGAAGTGTGGGCTTAAATCCAGTGAGATCTAATTTAAAGTACTTTATACCACTTATTATTTCTGTGTTTATCCTAACCAAGGGGGTAGTTGATCCAAAATACTTCTTTTGTACGTTTCCGTTCTTTTGGTCGTTTAATTGGGTGTTTCCATCTTGGTTAGAAGTGTCGATCACGCTAAGTTCATCCAGAAATATATCCGGATTTCTATACTGTAATATCGCCTTCCTTATGTTTATTTCTGCAGGCATATTCTATCTCCTAAAAATGTTCTTTTGTGCTAATTTTGTTTTTATATCAGTAACAGAAACGTTTTTCTTTGCTCTACTCCTACATTGTCCTATATCAGGTCCAAATATTAGTCTTCCCTCAGTAACAAGTATTTGTTGCTGTCCCTCTTGTAGTAAATTAGGAGGAAGGGGGACTTCTGCTAGATTAGACACGTTTTTAGCGTTAAGATATTCTAAACGATCTTTGCTAACCTGCGATATTTTATCCTGTAGCTCTTTCCTGAAAGATCTTGCTTTTTGTTTTTGGGAAGAAACAGCCTTACCACTCTGAAATAAATCGGTAACCATTTGATCTCCTGGTACTAATAATATCTCTCCTGAATTAACACTTAATGGATTTGATATATTATTAAGTTTTAATAGGGTTCCTAATCTAGATGTGTCACCTAGATATTGCATAGAAACTAAATCAGGCCTCATTTTTGTTTCATCAGTAACAAAAGCTATTGCTTTTATAGAGTATCTTACTGCTCTAGCAACCCATGAAGGAGTTAACAGGTCAACATACCTATCCTGTGTATTAGGATTAGTAAAGAAGGGCTTATCATTTATAATATCTATTGTTAGCATTTTTTATAATTTATATTTAACCGCCTGGTCCCTGAGCATTAGTTTCTGTTCCTGTAAGAGGATCTATATTTTCCTCTACTATATTGTAAATGTTTTGTCCTGCAGTATTATTAACAAAGTTACCTTGAGTGTTAACAAAGGCATTGGTGGTTTCTTTGCTGCTAACTAGCTGACCTAAGTACAATCTTCCGTTACCCCTATTAAACATAGATTCCCAATCCCCTCTGTGTCTTTGCCTTCCTGGTATAAGCTGTAATGAAACAGTCATTTCAGTTGGAAAATCATCAGGTCCTAAATCGTCATTGAAATTTATTTTTACATTGTTACAAACCAAATTACCCATCATGGCTATAGGATTTAAAGGGTTACCCACAGTCAAATGCCATTCTCCAGTTGGATAACCACTTAACATGATTGGACTGTAGTAGATTTTTTTAAGGAATGCCTCGGATAGCATAACGGCAATCGATTTAGAAAGCTGTGTTCCCTCAAATTTAAATGTGTCAGGATTGCTTATGAATTTCTGAACATCAGCATAAACAGCAGAAACTCCTTTATTTACTTCTTCCTCTTGCGCTTTAGCTTTATTAACTTCACCAGCTGATAACATTTTTCCCACCACATCTCTTATATAATTAATAGGATCAGTTATAGATTTTGCATATCCAGCAGGACCTCCAGGGAATCCCATACCTACTGCGGTTTGTTGTATTCTTATCTCGGGTGTCAAAAACTGTCCATAGTCAGTACCAACAGATAATACATTGGCCATTAAATCTAGAAATAACAATTTAGAATTAACCTCACCTGCAGAAGTAAGAGTATAATGAAAATTCAGGGTGAAACTATTAGTCCCTCCAGAAAATCCTTGCTGTCTAATTGCAACTTGATTTACTGTGTTTAGATTAACGAATATTTTTTTAGAAAGCGGACCATCTGCAGTCACAGCTTCATCTAAAAGAGCTCTTTGTAATTTATTTATATTTTTTTCGGGAGCAACTATAGTACCTATCAATTTATCAAAAGCCTCTATATCTTCCGCTCCTATAGTGTTAGTTCCACTAGTTATTGCTGCTTTTATTAAATCTCCGTACGGGGTGTTCATTAATCCAGGATCCCCAGTCTGTTCGTTTTTCATTGGTTCCTGTGTTTGTAAAGAGAAATTTAATCCTGTATCTATACCTAATATGGTACTAAGATTGTTTTGTGTTTCTCCTCCGAAAAAAGTAACTAATTGAGCAACTGGAAGAGATGTATTAAAAGCAGCATCAGTATCCTGTAATATACCTAAGTCTTTTATTGGC